GAATACCGATGCCTTTGCAGTCTCTGAAACGGTTTCATAGCCTATCATAGCGGCCTTAGAAACTCGTCGGCGGATTGCCCAATCCTTCACGTTATTACGTTGTCCGAGGTCATTACCCTGGATTTCTTCAAGTGTTTCCACAAGAAGATCGTAGTGAAGGCTGTAAGGGGTTTCCCGCAACCAGGTCATCTTGCGGCGCTGGATCTCTCCAACACCACTAGCTAGTCATACTGTTTGTCCCTGCTTGATCGCAGGGCAGCTAGCTCTTGAGCACAGGTGATTTGCTAATGCAAATCCGTACATGAACGCAGCGCAAGCGTTTAGTACGAAGTTAATGCCCGACATAATACGAAGAACGTTGTAGTTGGTGGCGTACACGCGAACAGTCGACGACAGGTTGGTGCCGACGGCGTTGTTCGAGACAGTCAACAGCAGAGTGGTGTTGTCAATGCGCGACAAGTTGCAAGTGCCAGATGGCTGGTGCTGCTCTGGCTGGAGAGCGAACGAGTACACGTTGATGCCAACAGCTGGGATGTTGGTGTGGTGCTGGTATGGCTGAACCAAGTTGAAGTAGTTGCCATCGCGAACCTGGAAGCGGTCGTGGCCGTTGAGCTGGAGCAGAGCGGTGACGACTGGGTTCTTGCCGGCCATGCCCTCGACGCGAGTGACCGAGTAGCCCGACTCCAAGACGGAGCGGTCCCACCAGTCGGAGTAGTTGAATGGCTGCTGACCCTTCCACGCGTTGATGACGTTGTCATCGCACGAGACGTACGAGTCGCGCTGGACGACCCAGACGAGCTCCTTGCATGGGTGGTTGAAGTTCAACTTCAGCTTGTTGGCCGAGGAGGTGATGGACTCACCGCCAGTGAACTGCAGCACATCGATCAGGTACTCGTGAGAGACCTGGGCGAACTTGCGGCGCTCATCGGTGTCGAGGTAGATGTAGTCGACGTAGAGCGACGCGGCGGCGAGACCGCACTGGCCGACACGGTTGCGGACGGCGTGGGGGTCCGAGGAGTTCGAGTAGTCGAAGCAGAGGTTGTTCAAGGTGTTGAACTCGAGGTTGATGCGGACCTCGTGGTACTGCAGGGCGATCAATGGCAGAGCCAGACCTGGGTTGCGGCAGAACCAGAACTGCAGTGGGATGTACAGAGTGTACATGGGGGCGCACGAGGTGACAACCTCCGAGGTCAATGGCTCACCACCGTAGCAGTCGTTGTCGCACGACGAGCCACCCTGGTAGATGAGGTTGGTGAGCTCTGGGACGTTGCCGACCATCTTGGCATAACCAGCCTGCTTGCCAGCCTCCTGAGTGAGCTCGTTCCAAATGTGAAGCCAATCACCGTACTGCTTGTCGATGCGCTGACCACCGATCTCGATCTCGACGTAGTCGATGAGGTTGTGGCCGATCCAGTTGAGCCAGCGGAACTGGGCGCCAGAGCCGTCCGAGTTCTGCAGGGCAACCTGAGGCAGAGTGGCCTGCAGGTACATGCGGTGGATCAAATCACCGTTGCGCTGGATGGTGCAGGTGACCTTCTTGCCGAAGTTGGGAGCACCGTTGAAGGGGTTCTCAATCGACTCCATCGCGAAGTTGGTGTGGCGGCGGTACACCACCTTGAAAAAAGTGATCTGTGGGTTGCCGGTCAGGTACACGTCCTGGGCACCGTAAGCTACAAGTTGCATAAGTCCTCCCCCGGTCATTTATCGATTTATACTTAGAGAATACAAAATAATTTTGGGAAAACACAACTTTTCAAAAAATGGCCGGGGGAAGTTTTTTGATTTTTGATAATTCCATTTTATTCATAAACACTGTAATGACGTGTATATATCTTTATATTGTCGAAAATAAACTATAATATAAAATTTGAATAACCAAACACTTACAAGTAGGTTAGTAATGGCAGAAGATAAACCGAAATATGTTCGTAAGAGATGTGAACATGGAAAATATTCCTTTCAATGTAAAGACTTTAATGGATCGTGTATTTGTACTCATGGAAAACTGAAAAGTATATGTAAAGAATGTGGTGGGTCAAATATATGTTCTCATAAAAGGGTCAAAAACAACTGCGTGGAATGTCATGGGGTAAGCATATGCGATCATAATAAACGCCGGAGTCGTTGTGTGGAATGCAAAGGAGGAAGTATATGCCCTCATGAAAAACTGAAAAGTAGATGTTCGGATTGTAATGGCGTTGAAATATGTGATCATAAAAAACGTAGAGAATTCTGTATAGAATGTATTGGATCTCAGATATGTCTTCACCAACTACGAAAAAGTCGATGCTCAGATTGTGGTGGAACTGAAATGTGCATTCACGATAATAATAAATATAATTGCATTGACTGTCATGGGAAAAATGTGTGCGAACACAATAAATTACAGTATCAATGTGTAGAATGCAAAGGGAGACTAATATGTATTCATGATACCCGAAAGGCAGTATGTATCGTATGCACTCCGTCAAGTGGTTGTCAGCATTGTCATATGATTTCAGTAGTTGGATCGAAGTGGAATCCGTATTGCTTTCGATGCTACTGTGTTTTGAATCCAGATGCCGTTATTCCGAGGAAATATAAGCTAAAAGAGCATCACGTCGTTGATTTTCTCAAATCTCAATTTCAAGAAACATTGACAATGAGATTTGATAAAATGGTGGAAGGAGGTTGTTCCAGAAAAAGACCCGATGTCTTTATTGATTTTGGGTCTCATTGTCTGATTATCGAAGTGGACGAACATCAACATGTATCGTATTCATGTGAAGAGAAACGAATGATAGACTTGTATGAGGATGTCGGGTTTAGGAAGATTATATTTCTTCGGTTTAATCCAGATCGATACAAAGAGGGTAAAACGGTGTATCCATCTCCGTTTCGATATACTCGTACAGGAGTCCTTTATTTAGAAGAAACAGAATTCCGTAGACGGATGGATCATGTAGTTGAACGGATTCATATGTATCGTTCTGAGCCTATCGAGCAAATCACCGTGGAATATCTATTTTATGGATCTCAGTAAAACTCCTAAGCATACGATTTTTTTCAACCGAATACATAGAATGTGTTATAGCGTAGAATCCAGTCTGAAGACCACCGCATTATCGCTTTTTGCAATTATCTATCTGTTTCAATCCGAAAGTCCTTATTTTAAGTGGATTGGATTGTCCTTGATTGGATGGTGTAGTATGCAATTTGCAGAATTGTTGCTTTGGTTAACAGAACCGCAACATGGGTGCACCAAATGGAATGTAATTTTTTCGGTTACATTGATTCCATTGGCATTAATGATGCAACCACTTGGATCACTTTTTGGATCTTTCTTTGTTATTCCATGGAGTGAATCTAGTCTTTTTCGTAAATGGTTTACGGTTATCTTTTGTGCCATTGCAATTGGATCTGTTGCCTATGTCCAATTCATTCAACAGGAACAATTGTGCACCTTTGTCACACCAAAAGGTCATCTCTTTTGGGGGAAAACAAAGAAACCCATTCAAAATGAACCAGCTTATGTTTTATCACAGGCCTTGTGGTTTCTATTTATTATGATTCCTATCCTTATTTTTTGGGATAAAAGCCTTCCCTTTCTTTTAATTGCTGCGCCTCTTTTTGGATTTCTGTACGGTCATTACAAAACAGACTCTCGTGGATCAATTTGGTGTTTTTATACCAGTTTTAGCAGTATCGTTGCGTCTATACTATTATTTTTGAAAAATCATAAAATCTACAATGCATTCTAAAGAAGGGTTTAAAACCGTCTAACCCATACCGTGTAAGTACGTCCGTGTGAGATGAGTGATAGTGCCTTTTTTAAAGTAAAAAGTACAAAGCGTTCCAATCCAGAAGCCCGCACTACACTCGATGCCATTCATAATCAAAAGATTCAAAATATGATGGAAGAGAAACAACAAGTCCAGAAATACAAGGAAGAAATTGAAGCACTTCAAGCAAAAATCAGTGCGACCACGTCCGATATGGAAAGTTGGCGGTGGGAACGAGAAATCGAAGGTCTGCAAAAAAAGATTCGATCGATTGAAGACGGATCCGAATTGATGGATTATTATCTTCGAACAGGTGATATTTTGTATCATTATTATGATATTCAAGATCAAATTCAGCAAGGAACAGCAACGTTCGCCAATAACAAGGCCAAACCTGGATCCATTCTAGCAATTTTAGAAGAGGTCGCTCAAGAGGAGGGAAATGAATCAGGAAACGCGGTGATTGATCCATCGACCACCGGATCAGAAAAGAAGAGTTTTCAGAGAAATCAATTGTTGAATGATTATTTACAAATGGAGGATCCAGCCATGGGGCGTAATAGTGTAGAAGAATACGACGATCCTTGGACACTTTGTGAGCGATGCAACAGCGAAATGACGATGTGTTTGAATGAGGCAAATCTTACATGCCCCAAATGCGGTCATCAAGAATTTATTTTGATTGATAGCGATAAGCCATCCTATAAGGATCCACCTCGTGAGGTGTGCTATTATGCATATAAGAAGATCAATCATTTCAATGAATGGTTGGCACAGTTTCAAGCCAAAGAGAGCACAGAGATTCCTGCAGAAGTGTACGATGAGATTCTCGTTCAGCTCAAGAAAGAACGTATAACCAATATGAGTTCGTTGAAACCGACTAAGCTTCGTGAAATTCTTCGAAAGATGAAGTGTTCCAAGTATTATGAACATATTCCTCATATTATCAATCGTCTCAATGGTCAAAATGCACCCTTCATGTCTCGTGAAGACGAAGAGAAATTGCGTCATATGTTCCGCGAGATTCAGCCTTCCTTCAAAAAACACTGTCCAAAGGGTCGTCGAAACTTCTTGTCTTACGGGTATGTTCTGTACAAATTCTGTGAATTGCTAGAGATGGATGAGTATTTAGCGTGCTTTCCCTTGTTGAAAAATCGTGATAAGTTATACTTACAGGATAAGACATGGCAGCTTATCTGTCAGGATATGTGTTGGCAGTACGTGAGAACGGTATAAATTATCTTTGGATAAGTTCGCAAAATAAAATAAGCGGTCAGTACAAAGATGACAAGTATCGGTGCCGAGTTTATGTACCATTTGGTGGTGAATAACATTGCACCGATCATGGCATCCAGTGTAGCAGGAATCTACACGGGATATTTTTCAGGAAGGAATGCTCCGACCCCTACCTTGATTCGCTCGGATATTGACGACGAACGTGAACTGGATTTGCTTCAAATGGATCGAATGTTAAAATGGATGAGTCTTATTTTTGAAGAGCAATTTCACCCCGTAGAGGATACCACTCCAATGGAGGAAGAAAGAGAAAATACTCATAAAGCCTATAAGAAAGAACTATATAGCATCTATATCACCATATGTTCTGATTTCAAACAATACCAGAACTGGAAGAAATATAATTCGAATATCTGGGTATTTTCTTCCTATCGGAACAAAAATACCAAGGGATTGGCTCGAAAGATTTTGGGAGACATTAAATTGTTTCATGAAGGTCTAAAAATGTTTTCGATGTTTGACAAATTATAATCGTAGTCTATAAATTTGATCTATTTGTCGTTGGATGAAACAATCATCGATGCGAGCTCATCTCCACTTCTTAGAACAACGGCTGGTCACTCTTCAGAACAAGCCGGCACAATTCGAATACTATTCCGCGATTCATTTATCAAAACTCCATCAAATTCGCTTTTATGCCTACCAGGATATTCCTGACAGCCATAAACGTAATGCGGGATTTCCTATCTATGACAAGGGTGTGGATCTGATTGATGAGACGTTTCGTCATATTGTCCAAGTTAAATACTATGGACCGAAACGTAAAATCGGATATGGACACCTGGCAACATTCCTGGGAACTCCTGTTCTGGTTGGACGTAAACATCTGAATTTGACCCTGGTTCGAACCAATCATTCCAAACTCCATTCGGAGATTCAGCAAATTATTAAGCGTGGAGACCTAACCGATGTTCCATTATGCCCGCATACATTCTTAAAATCATTGTAAAATTAAATAACATAATATCCAAAATCATGTAAATTATGTTATTTTTAATCATTCTAGGAAATAACCGTAGTGAATTCCTAAAAATAAAGACGAATTATGATCTAGCGATTTAATGCATGGGGAAGCCGACGAGGTTGGCACCCAGACCGAAGCCGGCACCCTGACGGGCTGTAACACCGACGGAGGGCGAGACAGCGTCCAGAATGGCAAAGACGACCGCGGCGAGGACGGCGAGAGTGGCGACCTCATCCAGTGGCAACGCCTTCTTTGGGATAAAAATGGCCGCCGCCGCAATAACGAGACCCTCGATCAAGTACTTAATGATGCGATTGACAATTTCAGCAAATCCGTAGCCCATCATGTTTCTATACTCCATCTCAAGAAAAAAACTCACTGTGGGCATAATGATCAGAAAGCTGTCGGAGTAGCGCTAGGGATCAGCCACTGAGTTTAAAGCATCCCATCCACAAGATTTGTAGAGATGAGTACCGATACCGTAATTGAGGATTTTTTGGACGAAGACACGGAGATTCCAGGCCAGCGCTACGTGCTGTTGAGTTTCCTCAGCCCGGAGAAAGTTCTAGAAAAGAAGGAGCTCTTCTTCTTCCAAACCTTTCTCAAGACGTACGAAATCGATTGGAAAGTTAAGAATTTGGAGAAGTTTTTGGTGGACACCGTACAGAGTTTGAATGCAGATCTAGACCAGAAGGCGAACGAGTTGGAGAAGAAGGATCAATTCGATGCCGCTGAGATTTGCCGTAAGAATCGTCTACGTGTGGATGATATCCTGGCAAACTACAGTTCGTTCATTCAGAAGAGCCGTAGCGATATCACCAAGACCAAGATTACTGAGGCCTATGATGACTTTATCTATGCAAATAAGTCGAAGTTGGAGGAGGAATTCTATACAAAGAATGAGTTCCGCACTTCAATGCGGGGTGTTAAGGTACGTGGTGTCTATGGTAATACAAAAGAGGCGGAGATCAAGGCCAAGAAGCTCCAGGGTAAGGACAAGTACCACAACATCTTTATGGCGGAGGTCGGTAAGTGGACTCCATGGGACCCCTCTCCAAGCGAGATCAAGGATCAGGAGTACAATAACGATCAGCTCAATACACTCATGAAGAAATACAAGGAGAATGAGGATAGCCGCGAGCAATTCTTTGAGCAGCGCACAAAGGGTGTCAAACAAGTGGTAGGTGCATCGACGTCGAGTTCATCAGAGTCGTCATTTGATAGCATGTTTGGTGCATCGGGTGATTTGGCGATCCAGCGCAAGATCGAGAAGCCGGTTATGACCGTCGAGCAGGTATCGGAAGAGGAGTCGAAGAATGAGGTGGTGAATCCTTCCAACTCCGTAGAGAATCCTCCCTCTCAGTAAATCATCGTTAAAAACAAAATAGAATATGCAATGTATATTTCGTTTCGTTTTTTATGAGAAATATCCCGTTTCTGGAACGGCGCCACCCATGTAGACAGGAACACAGGTCTGAGTCAGGCCGTCGCAACGGGTTCCTTCAGGGCATGGCTGGCCATTTGCTGAACGGCAGATGTAATCGGTATTGGGGTCAGGACGATACATGGACTGCATGGAACTGGACGCTCCTGCAGGAACATGAACGGGCTCGCTAGAGGCCGATTGTGGATTCTGAAATCCGGAAACAAGGTAGTGAGGTTCCATACGATCAATGTAGCGAACAATCATTGGAAGAATTGCCACTGCTACGACAAGTAGCAAAAACATCGCGCCTAATCCCATTCCTTTGTGGTGAGCCATTTTCTAGCAAATGGTGAGGTTTTATTGCTGGATCAGGGCATCATTGGAAGATCAGAAAAGAGGGGTAATCGTGGAGCTACATCGGACTTGCAGTATCCATTGATGCACCGTAGACCTGACGCACAAGAGGGCAAATCCACTCCGCATCGACCTACGTCCACAAATCCATCATGATATGATGCATATACTCGATAGAGAGCCAGTGCGATCGTCAGTAGAAAGAGGATCCAGATTGCGACTTTATTCATTCTATTTCAATCATTAGGAATTCAACCAACTGGTTATGGCTTTTTTAGATGCAGTCGATACTTGTGCGGCGGGACTAGAGGTGGCATTGATGGTACATATCGTTGAATAATCAAGATCACCACTACAAAATCCCACATCTTTTCCATTCAAGTGTTCCGCTTTGGTTTGTTCATCTTTTGTTGCTCCTATCTTATTTAAGGCATCCGTCAGTAATGCAAATCGACCTTTTAATAATTTACATTCGTTTTCTGTATATAAACGAACCGCGTTGTCTTCTACCGTTATGGTTGAACGCGTATCTGGATTGCCTAATCCGAATGTAGTACTAAAGGCAATATTCGGTTTTCCTGCATGGGTTCCATCAATCATGCATTCGGATGGTGCTGCCATGACTGCGGTACTTTGATTTAGACCGGCACAGGTTTGACCATAATCAAGAATGATATTTGAACTGGACAGGTCAATTGGAGAGTCTGTGTCTGGTTTATTTTTTAATTGATAGCAATTCATATTCGCATAAACTCCATCTTTTAATTTATTACATTCTGATTTCGTATAACGTCGCATAGAAGAAAAAACGTCTTTTCCCAACATCGCTTTCATAAAAGAAAATGTTGCATCGGATGGACGAATACCCGCTGTACCACATGCATCAGGAACCGTTGCGGTTCCAATAAAGGGATCATAGGATTTCATAGAAAGATAGACGAACAAAAGAACCAATAAAAGAACTAGTACAATTAATCGTTGACTTTTCGCCATTCTATTCATAGGCCTTAAAATCTCTTATTGACACTGATGGCAGGACCTTTCAGGCGCTGTGCGCTTTGTGGATTGAATTCTTCGCCACCCCCATCCTGATCTTTCATACGTGCCATCATTTCCGATTGACGCCATAGTTCAGGTGCACCCATCTTGAATTCTCCGTGAATTTCCGCCTTGTACCAAAAAATGGTATCCTCCATTTTATTGCTCTGTGTATTGTTATTAATGACCAAGCATTCATAATTCTGAGTACATTGATCCATCATTTGACAGAAGAACTCAAATGATGGAAAAGCAGAACCGTAGTTTTGATACAAGCGTTGACGATTGTTCATATAGGGTTCACGTAAAATAAAGACATAATCAACGTTGGTACGAAGAGCCGGCTGAATACCAAGAGGAAACTGCATCGTAATGATGAAAAACACTTTGAGCCAACGGCCATTCATGAAAAGATACTTGATGTTCTTGTCATGAGTCCATGAATCATCATACATACAATCATCCAAAATCATAAATGCTCGAGGATCGATACTGGAAGAAATTCCTTTATCTTTATCCTGTTGAATTTTCTGCATAACCAGTTTTTGACGTTTTACAAAATTTGCCAAAATCACCGGATTGTATTCACCATGAATAAACATCGAAGGAACAATCTGTTTGAAAAAACCGTTTGATTCTTCTGTTCCTGAAATGACACAACCCATGGGTAAATCCTTATGATGAAAGAGTAAATCTCGAACCAAAGTGGATTTACCGGTACGACGGCGACCAATAAACACCGCGACCGCATCTTGTGGAATGGATTTCATAACAAACTTCCGGAGATTGACATTCACACCACCTTGTGTTGCCATTCGATTTCTACTACCGTATCGTGATTTGTCGCGCGCTTTAGAAACACGTTTGTAAGTCTTCCAACCAAGAAGATGAGAGGAGTACTGAAGCACCTTCAGAGAGATCCTTGTCGTGCTCACGAGATTTCGGATCATGAACGATCGACGTTTTCAAATTATTCCCATCTTCAACGTTATTTTCCTGCACTTGATTTATTTACGATTCCTGATTCTGCCCTCTCTCACAAAAATATGGAGCTCCCTACCCAATATCAAATCGATCAATGGATTTCCTCCTCCAAGCCTCGATTTTGGAGTGCTACGCGCCGAGTTGCTGGATCGGACCAAAGTATTCCATCGGAACCATGCCATGTTTTCACCAAAATTGTTCATTTATTAAATCCAATCGATATGATTAAAGAGAAATATGTCTGTCCCGATCATCCTCTCCTTCCACAAAGTGAAAAGACTTGGAAGAATACCCTGCTCAAACTTCACAGTCATAACAATCAGGCCTACGTAGATGCGGTGGCAAACTTTGTACTTAGTCGATTTCGTGAATTGGATTTAACACCTCATTGTATTCTATCCTATGGATCCTTCACAGGAATCAGTGAGAGTTATCAATTCAATATTTCAGGTGAATATGACAGTTATCGCCAATGTCGTTGGTTCTGGAAAGGGATGCAATCCCATAGTGCACGTCTGACTGTGTCCCATCCTAAGATCGATCGAAAGGACATTCCTCATTTTGACGAGTTTTACCGAGACATAACCACCTGTCCTTTTGATGATGATGAGTCAGATGTCGAGCTTGAGCTTCTTCCCATCGATGAAGTGGTTGACCATAGTGATATTGAATCCGTAGATTCCTATAGTTTTGATACGATCGATGAATCAGCCGAAAATTCTTCAAATATCTTTGAGATCAATAAGGCCATCACCAAACGAACCTCTCTAAAGCGTGATTCTAGCCGATCTCCATCTCCTTCTGAATCCGAATCTGGGTCCGAATCTGGCTCGGAATCAGGGTCCGAATCAGATTATGATTCAGAGTCCGATGTTCCTGAACTCGATATTTGTCTTCAGATTCCAAATATGCCTATTATTATGATTGCTCAAGAGGCTCAGGAGGGTGTTATGGATGATTTATTGGATGAAGATGAAATTGACGGATTCGAACGCGAATCACAAGGTTGGGAGGCACGCTGGATTGCATGGATGTTTCAAGTCGTATCCGCACTAACATTTCTACAGAGCGCAATTTGCTTTACTCATAACGATCTTCATTCCAACAATATTCTTTGGAGAAGGACAGATAAGAAGTTTTTGTTCTATCGCAAGAAGGATGGATCGGTCTGGCGTGTCCCTACATTTGGAAAAATCTTTACCATTATTGATTTTGGACGTTCCATTTTTCGATTAGGAAAACGTCTTTGGGTTTCAGATGATCACTGGCCGGATCAAGATGCAGGCGATCAATATAATTTCGGTCCTTTTTTTGATCATACCAAACCAAAAGTTCAGCCCAATCCATCCTTTGATCTATGTCGTCTATCGGTAAGTCTCATTGATGGTCTCTTTGATGAAGCACCGCCTAAGAAGAAAGGTAAGGGTGTATCCGTTATGAGCGAAGAAGATGGATGGAAAGTATACGAAACACGTTCTCCTTTGTATAATTTATTATGGAGTTGGACCGTAGATGATCAGGGTAAAACCGTATATGAAAATGAAAGAGGGGATGAGAAGTATGAAGGGTTTGAACTGTACATTCGAATTGCGCAGGATGTTCATGGCGCGGTTCCAAAAGATCAACTTCATCGCCCCGTATTCCAGCAATTTGTTTGGAAGAACAATGTTCCAAAAGAGGAAAAGGTATATTCCCTAGGAGTATAGAGTGCAAATTGTATCATATTTTGATGTGTATTATGTCATACACATCAAAATAGAAAAGAAGATGAATTCTTTAATTGGTTCCACAGCACACGCTTCCATCTTTTGGAAGAGGGTTGCATGGACATCCGTTGTTGACCGCGGTGCAACCACCGTCCTGCTTACGAAACTCTTTCATGGTTCCCACCTTTACCGTATTGATGATGGATTGATCATAAATTCCCAATCGAGACGAATAACCCGAAGATGGTTGTGAAGAATTCTGGATACGATTGATAAAATCGCCTGATTGTGCTTTATTCATACGACGCTGGGTAATCTGCGAAGCATCATAGATCGTCGTCGGCATTTCTATCTCCATCCCATAATTTATTTTACCGTCCTGCCAAACGTGGAGGGCCCACTTGTAAATCCACCTCGTCGGCCTGCATATTCGGAAACCCATCGGTTAAGCCGGATGGAAGAGATAAAACAGGAAACACATCGGGAACGAGAACTCCCGTAAAGGCAATTAAAATGGATCCACTAATGAAATCTTGTAAGAATTGAATATTTTTATACTCTTTATCCTTATACTTTGCACCAATGAAGCTGAGAATGATAAAGACGATTCCTCCCACGAGCATCCATGGGAACCAGACGGGCATCATTTGCTGTTCGTTGGATAAAAACACACCTCTCTTGTCCGCAGTTAGGAAAGTGTTTCATATTCATCCATATCGAGTGATTCCGATGCTTCTGCCGAATCCAATGAATCAAAATCTACCCCGTCCGATAAGGAAGTTCCTGTCTCCTCCATGATTTCGAGAACCGGAGAGATCTCATTCTTAGAATCATCCTCCTCGGCATCTTGAATCATGTCGGAATCATCCGATGCATCCGAAGAGAAGAGTGAATTAAAGGGTCCAAAACTAACCTTTGGTTTATCATCAATTACAATCACTTGCGGAACAGCCGGTTTTTCAGGAGTCAATGCGGTCGACAATGTTTCCTGTAGAGATTCAATGAAGGATGGTTCCTCTTTCTTCGGAGGTTCCTCTTTTACAGCTTCCATCGGTTCCTCTTTTGGAGGAGGGACCTCTTCTGTTGGAAGAGCGATTTCAGGAGGGACAGCAATTTCTTCCTTCTTCTCTTCTTGTACGTCTTCTTCATCACTATCTTCTTTTGAATCTTGAGACACAAAATCCTTCAAGATCGATTTAACAGGTACCAAACTTCGGATGGCTTGCATGATGCCTTCATTCAAAATCGTTTCGATGGTTCGATAGTTTTGTTGTTTTTCAATTCCGGGAATTCCATCTCGAAAAAGATAGGTACTTCCCCAAAGAAGTTTTGAGGTTTCACAAAGTACTTTAAATAAGAAATGGTCTACTTTTGGGATGTTGATCTCCACTTTCTTGTTATTGGAGGAAAGACGAATGGCGGTAAGAACTTTGGTATGAGCAATAAAGACAGCCGTAAGGAGATCTTCCATGTAATCACATCCACAATTGGTATGAATATGTTGAATCTCTTGACGAACACGCTCCATGTTCCAATCATGAATGTCGTTCAAATATGTCTGGAATTGCCAGAGTGCTCGTTTGGGTTCATTGATGGTTGCTTGTTTGGCCTTCTCTAGCAAATCGACAAAGAATTGAAAATAGGCGGGAACCAAAAAGACACAAAGTTGTTTGGTATATTCGGTGCGCGCATCGGAGTAGACCGAAAGGACGGAATCTCGGTTCATTCTTCTTCCTTATGGGGTGTTGTCGAGACCTCAACGAACGCACTATCCAACGTGGATCCCAAAAATGCCCATAGCGAACCGGCAACCTCCGTACATTTCCCGTAGTCTTTGAGAACCGATTCTTTTTTCAACAATGAATGAATAAATCGTTCTGGATGATATCCTTGTTTAATATATGAAAGAAGATGATGTGAAGATAAACGGTTTATTTCATCTTTCTCTTCTTGATCGTGGGATAACAACTGTTTCCAAATCTCTGGATAGTGAAGTTGTAGATGGGCACATTGTTTTGCACGTCGATAGGAATATTCGTTTCGTTTCATATATGATTTGATCTCTTCCATATTAATTCCACGAAAGTTCTGAAGATAAAGATCAAGGTCTTCCCATGATGGAGAACGAATTCTCTTGATTCGACAACGAGATCGTATGGGCTCTTGAAGACGACCTGCATCACGGCACTCCAAAATGAAAAGAACATCAGATGCATGGGTTTCCAAAATTCGGCGTAAAAAAGCTTGTGCTTCAGGCGTCAAATCGTCGGCCCCTTCTAACCATAAAATGGCGGGTTCCGTTCGGCGGGCCCAGATGTGCAATTTCTGTCGACCATCTCGAAGGGTTCGATCTTTTCGACACGGACAAACAAACAATTGCTTTCCAATTTGTTCCGCATACTTCTGAATCCAATAACTTTTACCGCATCCAGGAGAACCTGTTAGAATGATAGGTGTATGGTCCATTATGGATCATAATATATCATATGTTTATGTTCTTACTTGGAACGAAGCAGGGATCGAACCGATAGACTGCATACTACCGCCGCACCACCAACAACCACACCATACAAAAACTGCTCATATCGTGTCATCCAATTTTTGGCTTGTTCTGAAACGCTCTGTGAAGACTCCTCCGAACCATGCTCTGATGCCTCATTCGAAGACTCGCTCGAAGAATCATCCTGTGATGCCTGCTCCGAAGCTACTTCATTGACTTGCTCTTCCGTCGTTTGGTCTAGTTCACGTACTTCGTTAGACATCTTTACTTTACTTGAAGTCATTGGTCTTTAGTATCCTTTGTCTTTTGAAGAATTGCTACAAAAATTCCATTATGCCACGCCTTTTGAGCTGGACTTCCAAAAATAACATCACGATCATCATACGTGGTACGGATCTCTTTGCTGTAAAGTGTTTTCAGTTTCAAATGATCAAATGATTCAAGTGTTCCCTCACGAACATGTCTCCAGTTCCAATCATCAACAATAAAGATAAATGTATCATCCAAACAATCGTAAAAATGAGTTAGAGCACGACCGTGATTCTCCTTGGAATGCTCTCCGTCATACATATAAATGTTGAAAGAAGGCAATGACTCTACATCGACTTGATAACAATCCTTCTCAATGAAAATGGCATAATTATCACCCTTATATTTCTTAAAATTCTGAATAAATTCTCCCTTGGGTCCACCGAACTGACTCCAATTATCAATGCATACCACTTTCGCATGATTGCCACACATCGCCGAACAAACCGATGAGCCCTTCCATGTACCAATTTCAAGATATCGCGCATCCTCCCGATTTAGCAAATTATTATAGAAATGACGAGTCTTGATTCCTGACATGCCCTCCATATTGATAATCTCCTCTGTTATTTTGGAACGTCCCTTCTCTGCATCTTCAAAGGCACGTTCGACGTGCTCTTGAAGGCTAGTCATCTAGCAAGAAAGATTGATTGGTATTTAAATTGGTTTATTGTGAAGAAAGAAACTTGCGATAATCTCGAATGGCAGCCTCATCGATCTCTGCATTCTTACGCAGACTTTGCATCAATGGATTATTATCCACTGCTTCCACTGCAGTATATGTATTGCGTTCGCGACTAACATCCAAATTAAGAGGAACACGATATTCGACACGACCAATGTCTCCCACGCCAGGGGTGATGTCCATGGAGCGATTCACCGCCAAGGCGCGATCATTAATAATGTCCGTATCAAGCTTCTTCGAAAGTTGGCGACCTGGATCTCCATTAAAGGTGGCGGTATTGCCCGCACCCGCAATCGGTTTACGACCCTTCGCGATTTGTTCCTTGTTTGGATTGGTGCGCATGTTATACGCAGCAGATACATCCATAGAATCGCTCCAAGCACCGTTTCCTCCTGGACCGGTCCAGGACATATTCGCCGAAAGCTGAGCCTTTTGCGTGTTCTTTGCTACATCATCGGGGTCATATACCTTCAGACGTTCTGGAGCCGACGCTGCCGCCATAATACCCATGCGATCCAGATAGATAGTCGATTCCTTGACGGTGGTACGAGCAATGTCAGTTGGATCCCATACAGTAATGGCAGATGCACGATCCGCAAAGTTGATGGGTGTTCCTGTCATGCGAATGTTTCCAACAGTTTCACTACGACGGGTCGGTCGCGAGTCATCATTGTATCGAGACATTCCCAATCCATTTTCAGCCGGAACCGCATTAAGAGCCATAACACGCTCCGAAGTCTCATTACGCTCGTTCGGACGAATCTCAATGGATGATTTTCCGTAATCGGCCTTGTCTCCATCGGTATCTTTGGTATAGTATCCTGTCATGTCTGCATTACGATAACCAGCACCTCCATATTGCTGTCCCATTGGCGTACGATAGGAACCCGTCACATAACTCTCTCCGAAATCCTGAGAGGAGGCAACACCTTCATACTCAACAGAGGTTTCTGGACGTGTGGTATGAGGCATAATTTGTGTGGAGCGAACGGTATCCTTGATCAGATCACCCGTTGTAACAAAGAAGCGCTCACCAGTTTCATCAATGTAAAACGTATCGGGCTTATACTTACGAACCTCACCCAAATCCTTTGTCTCTGCATTTACACCAATAAAATGTCCTCCTGGAATCATGGGTGTATCATAGGTTTCCTTTGGATTAGAAAGAACACGCAATTCATTGGTGTCCTTTGGACGCATGATCTCATTGATTTCCAATTGTTGAAATCCACCCTTTCCTGCAACGCCGAATTTATCTCCTAGGCCTGCACCCACTTTAGTCGGTTCAAAGGGTCGTTCTCCGTTGCGTACCACGGGTGCCTGGCTTGAAATGCGAGACTGGAAGAAATCGGTATTATCCTCCATTCCGTATGGATTACCATATGGGGCACGAGAGGTTTCAAACATGTTTTCGACTTCTTTCTTTCTCATCTGCGTCGAACCATTTCCATTGTACATGTCGAGTACACCGGTGTTAGCTTGAGGGGCCATGTTTTGCTTAATGCGGCCACCATAGAAGGGTTGCATGTTATTGTGTTTAAATTCAGAAGAAGCGATGCGTTGACCCGAAAGGGGGCTGATAACGTAATCACTGTCCATGTAATTGGGACTGGATTCCATTCGATCAGAACGAAATTCTACTTGAGGGACATTGGATTCGATGGGGGAAGGGGATGGTCGGGTACCCGGGATGGATCTTGGGGCATAGGGTGGTTGATTCGATGCATATCCGAATGCCGTACCGTATGGGCCATTGCTTGGTTCGGATGGATAGGTTTGTCCATTTGGCATTTGATACATCAAATCTAGTTCAGGTCCAAACCCAGTTGCCGCGGCACCTTTTGGTGCAAGGGTAAGAGGGTCGGAAGGAGGACCACGCGCAGCGGGCGCAAATCCCTCATGAATATCATTCCGTGTAGGAAGAAGAGGATATCGTTGTTCAGCAGGAGGATTCGTTTGTGCAGGGCCTCTCTCTACACTAGAAGCGACAGGGGTTGGTTTCTTTTGGCCCGTTTTGGAGACCACAAATCCCAAACCCAAAAGACCAGCGAGGGCGGCGATTTCCATACTACAAGTTTCTACCTTTAATTTTTTTATACCAAACGAATGATTTTGGTATGCAGACTCGTTCACTAGAACATAAACCATCCACCCCATTAACATCAGAATGTCGATTCAATTGACAAAGGAACAACTAGATTCCTATGTGTTATCGGATGGAACTACCATCATGACCACCGTAACCAATCATGGCTATTTGTTATATACTCTCAATATGCTGAAAAGCTTGAAACCGTTTGGCCTCGATCATAGGATGTTGATTCTCTGTTTGGATCGAAGAGGGGCAGACATTCTTGAGAAAAAAGGATATCGTGTGGTATGCATCGATCATTCCATTGCACGATTTTGTCCATGGAATACCAAAGGATACGATCAGATTTGCTACTTAAAAATGGAGTTGGTTTATCGTATCCTTTCTTGTAATAAGAACGTTCTGTTAGTGGATGGTGATATTGTGTTCTTACAAGACCCTATGAGGGATGTATTAACATGGCAAAACGAGAAGGGAGAGGTTTGGATTCAAAATGACGCGCAGACCAATCAGGATACAACCAATTTGTGTACAGGCTATCTTTATCTACGTTCTAGTCCTCGCATGATTCGATTATATGACTGTGTATCTTCTGCCGGTCAGGAAAAATACAAATCATGTGCATTTGATAACAATGATCAAACCTATTTTAATCAATATGTCAAGCCGTATTGTAAAGTGAACGCTCTTCCAGTGGAACAATATCCGAATGGAAAAATGTTTTATGATCATTTGAAATCGGTTCAACCCGATATGATTTTAGTTCATTTTAACTGGGTAAAGGGACATCTCAAAATGGCAAAAATGAAAGAACACCGATTATGGCTATTAACCGATGAAGAAGAATATTAATCTTGTACGACCGTTAATGTATATGGCGTAACTTGTATTTCATGATAGGGTTCTTGTAGAACCGGACGATCACGTCCTGATGAAAAACAGGATACGATACAGTCGAGACACGCGTACCACATACTTTTATCGCATATGTTTCTCGTGGCCCAACTCCGCAATGGATGGTTGTTGAAAGGGAGTATAGCATGCCTTTTTACGATGAGTATTGTATTTCTCTTTATCCATCTCACGAGACGGAATAAAAAAGTCGAAGGGTGTTTCAAATGTTTCCTGAGGATTATGAAACAAGGTATCCCATCGATTCCAGCCGGTAGCGCGAAGTGTACAGGGTGGATCGACCAAACGAGCAAAGGTTAAGGGAACATTCTCATCTTGGGCATGTTGAAGGCGTGTTTGATTGTTTCGATTCGAGTCGGGATGATATTGGACCGCATCACAACGAATTTTGGTTCCGAGACGATCAATTCCTTTCAGATCCGATTCTACATCCGTCTTCCATTCTCCCTCCACCCAAGAATTGCCTGAACGCTGAATACGACTTGTGGGGGCAACAGGAAAAGTTGTCGGACAGTTTGCAGCGGGAGGATTTAAATAATATCGACTTGCATAGGAAGTAATGCGCATATCATCCACTTGATGAAATGGATCATTTCTCAATCGGGTTAATGCCTGTTGGGTGCAGGGGAGCGCCATTCTTCTTACCATGCTTAATATTTTTCAGGCTTCTGACAAACTTCATTCACCATCGGCAATGGGGCAGTGACCGATGGATAGGCCATCATCTGATAAGCCGGTAAATGATGTTTCTCTACGTGAATCTTTAATGCTACTTTTGTATTTTCGCGAACAATCTCTTTTTCAGATACACGAGGAGGTTGATATTGTCGAGAGGGGCAAAAGGTATTCGGGATATTGATTCTTCGTAGATCCGACTCCAAATCGATCTGATTTCCTTTAATGAGACTGACTTCATTTCCTCCTACCAATCCAAGCATATGGCGATGTGGTAAAGGGTGGACTTCTTGTGAGGGTAGATCATCGTAATGTTGTGGATTTTCTTTCTTTTCCCAATGCGAAGAAAGGAGTGGACCGTATGCTTCTGATAAATTGCTCAAATAGATGGACATTCTATTCGATCGATGTAAATTAATTTATGAAAATTGACGGGTCGGCGAGTGTATGATTTAATCGACACATCATGCCGCATTTAATTCTCTCCCTGGATGGAAACATTGGTGCTGGAAAATCCACGCTTCTTGCTGAAATTCGTCGCGCACTTCCCGAAATTCATGTCGTGGATGAACCGGTGGGTCAATGGACATCTCTCATTCATTCGAACGGAAAGAACTTGTTGGAGCTCTTTTATGAAGATAAAAAGCGTTGGGCCTACACCTTTCAAAACTGCGCCATTTTAACCCGTCTTAAAAATATCAAAGACGCAGTAGAGAGTTTGGATCCCAATCAATTCAATGTTATTCTTACCGAACGTTCTGTATTAACCGATAAATATGTCTTTGCACAAATGCTTCGCGATGCAGGTGATATTGACCCATTAGAGTGGGAATTGTATGACAGCTGGTTTACTATCTTTAGCACCCAACATCGCGTAAACGGCATCGTTTACCTTTCCACGAGCTCCATGACTTCCAAGGACCGCATTCATATTCGTAATCGACAAGGAGAAGATCGAATTCAATTGGATTATCTCGATGCATTAGATCGTCAACATAAAAAATGGATTGAGGAAACGGATCTCCCTGTTCTTACTCTTTCCACTGAACCAGGTGCTTCATTAGAGGACAACCTGAAACAAATCAAACAATTCATCGACACTCTTCGCAATGATTGCATGTATGATATGACTAAACTATAACTTGGGCGCCTAAATTACCTTGATAATGAGACCGTTGGGCAACGGATTTTTGATGTAAATTGGCTTGACCCACCGACTGATGCAATTGATGCATGGATTGTTTTCTATTCTTAACAGAAAGTGAGTTCATGAGAAGATCTCTTTCCAATTTCTCCATTTTTTCATAGGACAGAGTTTTTGATCGTAGACGTTTCTCTTCTTCGATTCTTGCCTTTTCCATACGACGTTCTTCTTGAAGTCTTTCCTTTTCCATACGACGTTCTTCTTGACGTTGACGACGCTCTTCTTCGCGTTGACGGCGTACTTCTAGTGCATGCTCCTTCAATGCTTGTCTTTCTACCCGTTTCTGTTCGGCTTCTGCTCGTTTCTGTTCGGCTTCTGCCCTTTTTTCTTCTTGAAGTTGACGGCGAGCAAGTTGAAGTTCTTTCTTGTGTTCCTGATGCGCACGCCGGGTTGCATTGCGTTCATTACGTAGCTGTCGTGCCACATTTTGCTTTTCCTGCATTGCGCGTCGAGTTGCATTTTGCTTTGCACGGTGATGAGCACGGTATCGCTCAATAAAATTACGACGTGTTCGATGCGACATTTGTCGCACTCGATGTTTTAAGGCGTTGCGCCTTGTATGACTATTTGTCATCTTCTACATGGATCAAAGGAAATATGATAATAATCCAAAAAAAATGGATTATTATTCTATATAAAACCAAAATGATCTTAGCAATTGACATCACGGAGATACGAACGAGAGGGGATTCCACCATGCATCCATCCTGCCGCGGCAACCTCGGGGATCAAGTTCTTTGGATTTTGGACATTGTTCTTCAAAACAGGGATCATCGGGGTGTACTGCTGAGAGAAGAATTGCTCCGTCACCGTACCGCATTCCTTGCCCATACGCACTTGTTCCGAGTGAAGCAAGAGACTCTCAACATCGCGAGATGGATTGCCTCCCTGCATGAAGGGAACCGTAAGGAAGGGACGAGCCTGTGGGCGAATCTGGCAGCGATTGTTCTTAAAAGCAATTTGATTACGAAGTACAGAATCGGCATCAATGGCGGCATTATTGAATCCAAATCCTTCACGGGGGTAGAGGAGAAGCTGGTCCGAAGCAACGGGGTTCACGCCGGTGGCTTTTGGAACCAAATTGGTAGTCATATAACGTCCTGGGCCAACCGATTGGGAATAAAACGATTGGATGCCACAAAGGTCATCTCTAGAATGCGTTAATCGGTTAATCTCCATGATCTCTACACGAATGAGTTATAAAAAATATCGAGACAACCCGATGACACGCCAGCCTTCAGATTATACAAACTTATCAAATCCCTTTTCAATAATGTACTCATTCATATTCTTTGTTTTCATTCCTTGATTACAAGTCTTACATATTGGGCGTAGATTCGTTATGTCATCGCTTCCACCGTCTGCCCGTGATAGAATATGTCCCATATCAAAGTTTGACTGTGTCATCCATAACGTTCTGCAGCATAGACATTTATGCTTAAATACATCCTCTGCAATATGATGCGCCCAAACCGTGCGTCGATCGCATACTCCACCAATTTCTGGCTTTTTCTTTGGAGGATCTTCTGGTTTGGGATCTGGCTCAGATTCCTGTTTTGGTTTTTGCTTCGGATTGATCCCACCGTTGATTTCATACATCTTCTCTAAGAACAAGGCGTGGTTTGGGCAATCCTCTCGAAAGGAAACCTTTGTAGTAGATGGCGTAGGAAGCTGATCAAATTCATCCGAGGAAGACTCGAAATTTACAAATCCGATCAGTCCGTTGAAATCGTTATGGGGGCCTTCCTTTCCACGATACAATTGCCAAATTGGCCGAGGTTCAATCATTCTGCCGGAAAGTGAAAGGTGTACACGTGCCCAATGCTGATTCTTTTGTCCATATCGTGGAAACTCTTTTTTGAGTGGAAAGGCTGTATTTCCTTTTGCTAGAACACGATACAATGTATATGACATTGTACCTTTATTAAAGGGATGAACGGCTCTATGTACGATTTCAGCATTTCCTGATTCTAACTCTTTCTGTACGCACTCTTCAAATGTGGTCCATTTGTTCTCTGTTGATGATTCAAATATACGTGTTTCTCCCTCCTTGACTTCTAGAGTAAATGTTGTCTTGTCAAAATGAGCTCGAGAATATCTGGTTCGGTATAACTCTTTGATGGTATCAAATATATCTTGTGGAGTCTGTATATTCCCCAATCTTGATCGATCAAACTCGATCATCCATTCGAATCCTCCCTCTGGTAATGTTATTGTGTCTTCATGATCAACTGTAATTCTCTGATCTGGTCCAATAAATGGAGCCTCCATCATATAAAGAGGAGAGGTCCCTTTTGGATATCGATTCCTCCAAATTGCCTTCCATTTTGCAGTTGGATAATCTGGACATAATTTGGCAAGCATCGTTCTAGAACCACGCCCATACCGATTATTGATACTCGTGGAGGATTTACTACCCATCGAACGCAAACGATCAATTCCACGATAATCCGGGCCAATCCCATTATCTGTCATACGCAATCGTGCTTTGGATTCAGGTAGAAGCTCAAGCAATGTACTGCTTTTAGATGCTTGACCCTGTGAGATAGAATTGTCGGGCGCCTCTGGAAGAACAAGAAATAGCTCTGGAAAATCTTGAGTGTATGGTAGTTTTTCCCCTGCAATTGCACGCCATTGTCCATGGATTTCGTTATTCATAGTTGCGATGGACAACATGGCCATTGCAAATATCAAATTTTATGAAATCGCATTTATGAAATCATGATTACTCAATCAGCTCCATATTCGACAGCTCCTTCAAATAGCGTTTGGAGCAGGTTTCCACCAGAAGACCATTTGCATACACACCATAATTCATGTAGATGTCATCGTGCTCCAGTGCGATATGATAAATGGTATGGTGTCCCGCTTTCTCATACACGGTTGCACGCGGATCAATACATGCTGGTAAACGTGCCTTTCCATCCGTAAGATAGATTCTACCAAGAAGCTCTGTTACCGCGGAACGCTGTTCCTGATCCACAAAACGATCCACCAGAACCGCATGACAACCTGTTATGACCAACTCCTCTGTGAGTTCAGGGTATTGATCGGAACGGCATACGTAGAGCTGATCCTTAATACGCTCCGAATTGCATGCATGATACATCTGACGCTTGCCAATCATGTTAATTGGTTTCAAACCATGTACATATGTCTCCACCAAATCACCCTTTCGAAGATCCTGGATGGCACGATATCCTTTGTCTGTCAAAATCATTGATCCTTCTTTGAAGCAAACCACGGAGTTTGATCCAGGGCGTCCTGAAAGAAGAGTAAAGGTATATACAAATCCGCTATGACCGTCTACGTATCCAACATTTGAATTGGTAGCACCATACATATTATAATCTCCTTGAGTTGATCCATACAAATAGGGAAAACTAGTTACATTACAACCACCACCATCAAAACAGAGCCATCCTGGGTAATAGAGATAGGTCGGTCCTCCATTATAACCGGACGATCGGATATCAACGGTTGGATTAGTTGAATCATAAAATTGTTGAACAATATGAGTTGAATTATCTACGCTAAAAAATCCATTAAACACCGTTTGATTACTCGATGCTAACTGAATCGAATACCAAGACAACGACATATATTAATTAATGATACTATTTTTTTAAATAATATCATTAACTCATTATTGATTGATGTGAAATTTACATTGAATCGGACATCCATGGAATGTGTCCATCGGTTCCACTCATACATACCTCGCGTCCTCCCTCCTTGCACGTCTTACCTGGAATCTTGTACAACCAGTCAGCAAAGGAGCCCTGATCATTTGGCACCGTAGTGGAGGGCTGTGTCACAAATTGTCGTTGTCCCTGACTCTTTCCAAAGACATCGGTGGGATCCGAAAACCATTGAACTCGAAAGAAGTCATCCATGGTTTGTTTTACAGTAGCATGATCAACAGGCGCCGCCTCTGGACGATGAGGATTATATTTCATCTCATCCACCAATACATTCATAAACAGATTTCGAGAGGACGGTGGTGTATAATCAGGAAGAGCCGGTCCAGAATAAGGATGAGCATCCACTTCCACTTGTCCCATCGGAGATGGGGATGGTTGTACACTTCCTACTGCCGATCCTCCATTCACAAAATGTTCTTTCAAAGGTGCCTGATATGCTCCTACTGGATCCACCGTAGCAGTATAGGGCAACGTATGATAATCATCAATTGGTGTTCCTGATGGTGAGGAAGGCTCATGATATACTTTCTTGATTGGCATAACCGGATGAGGGGTCGTCATCACAATCGCAAACGCAGTTATGCCACCGAATAAAACAGCGACCATCAACGCGGATAGACCACCAATTACACTGGCAATCATTCCCAAAAAGAGAGACAATATAACGATCCGGGTAATAAAATTCCATTTTGAATGATGACAAGTTGGTTGATATTGTAATCGAAATTCCCTAAAAAGGACCGATAGATCCTTCCAAAAAGGGGGTTCGCATCCTTTCTTATCAGTCATTCCCTATCCCGTATCAACTTTATTTCTTTTTGTTGCCAGCTCCACTCGTAGCTTGTTGTTTCTTTTCGAGCTTCTTTCTTAACCGGTCGCGGACAGTGGCAAGTCGTGCACTTCCCTCCTTTCCTGCAGCACGAGCAATGTCCATATCCTCCATTCCAAAAGCACTCTTGAGTCCGCCCATCATATCCACAAAACTAGAATTGCCGGCAAACTCCTTCATGAGTTCTTCAGCCTCACGAGCAATCTCCTGGGGACGAATGGCACCCGATTGTACCTTCTGCTGAAGACGCTTTCCGATTTTGGCAATGGTCTTCTGAATAATTCCAGGATTGCTGGTAAAGGTCGACACCAAAATGTTAAATGCCCGGGACGGATCTTTTTCGCAATCCTTTAACATTTCAGGACTGATTCCGAGATCCTCTGGCGTAATGTCCTTTACCAATTCCTGTGCCAGCTTGGCCAAATGACCCTTCAAGAATCGTTCAGGGAGCTTGGGAATTCCGTTCTCAAACATTCCCTTCAGATCGGGTCCCTTTTCATCCGAGGAGGCATTTGATCCATCTCCTGGTTGAAAGAACATCATAAACTTTTTAATAATGGAGGCAAAGTCTACACTTTCCAATTTCTTCTTCATCTCATTCATGGCCTCTTCCATCCATTCTGGTTTGGCATTGTCTCCAAACCCAGCCTCCATGAAACAACAGATGGATACAATACGTACATGTTCCCAAATGGCCTTCTTTGTATTTTCGGAAAGAGTGGTCCATACCTGATCTTCGACAACAACGCCAGGCAGAATGGTTCCTGGATTCTTGGTATGATCGTCTTGACCACCCAATGTATTGGCTACTTTGACCTCTTGATGAAATCGATTTAAGCGAGAAGCAGGATCCAATGCAGCCGCCGCTTGAATTTGCGCCGTATATTCGGGAAGGGCACCCAATACATCCTCCACGAATTCTGCATATTTTGACTGAAAGACAGATGGATCTTCGTTTGCTGCGGCCATTTCTTCTTAGGCGTTATGAAAAACCCTTTACATTCTACCACACACTCAATGCGCCGTGGCCTTTTCGCACAGAATGCAAAGAACTTTGAGGTATTGCCAAATGACATCTTGATTTTTAGGGCCCATTGTATCCCAATACTTATCAAAGATCGAAAGTGCCGAAATCATTTCATTGAATTCGCTTGAAATCTTTCGTTGTGCGATTTGACGAAACAGAACAGCATTTCTCTCATAGATTGCCGTGGAGCATTCTTTGTAGACGTGTTCCACAAAGAGATCAAGAATCAGCCGTGGATTGATCTTTTTTGCTCCTTTAATCGCCTCTGTTCCCATTTTGATTTCCTTGTCTTCCGGAAAAGTGGAGCAAAGCTCATCAAATAAGTTGACAAGTTGTGTGTTAAATGCACTCAGAAGCGACATTTCCTATTGAATCTACGGATCAATATCTTTAGATTACTGACGAGCAACTCGTTGGGGGATTCCGATATCACGTGATGCTTTGTATTGTTCCATTTGCTGATCGAGAAGTTGTTCCTTCTTGCTACGTTTGGCATTTGAATCCGTGGTTTGAAAATTGGATGCTTCTCGTGTGCTTACTGCATCGCCTCCACCCAAGTAGGTAAAGTTATGTTTCATCGTCATTCCACCATTTCCCTGTGCAGACGTATCGGCACCGATAAATGAATAACTGTCTCCGTAGTTTCCACCCATCTCTGAATCCAAATATGGTTCGGGTTCTGATGGGGCCTGCATTTGAGATCCGCTATTGTTAGAACCACCCTTAGAACCACCTCCTTCTTTCATCTTTCTCTCATATAACCAATTCATGACATCGCTATTGGTTCGTGGCTCGGGCTCACCCGAAATGACCAGTGTCGGGGTCTGTTTCAACCAGCTCGGAAGAGCAGGACGGTTCTGGCCCGGATCGACACAAATAAAGCGGAATTCACTTGAATAGTTTGTTTTTGAGATTTCTTCGACAAATACTTTTGACCACTCACACCGATTTGAATAGAAACAAATATGAATGGGGGCAGGTCGGCTCATCCTTTTCTTCTCTACGAACGAATCAGAAACAGCTTGAACGCAGAATCGTAAAATTTGATGCCGATGAGATCGGAGGATAAGATAGAATGAATCCCATACAATTCTCTGAACTCCAAAAGCATGACGACGGTCGTACGTACACCTTCAAGATGGTGAACAGCCACGTAACCTACGCCAATACATTACGACGTCTTATCCTAACAGGCGTAGAAACCGTTGCATTTCGTGCGGACATGACCTCGACTGGAACCACGACCGATGTTTCCGTCAAACGAAATGATACTCCGATGACCAATGAAATGTTAGCAGACCGGATTGGTCTTCTTCCCATCCATGTTACGGACCCTCAACACTGGAACAGTGAACAATTCCTCTTCACGCTGAAAGTGGATGGAGACAAAGACCGAGTACGTTATGTGACCTCGGCTGACTTTAAAATTCAAGCGGTGTTGGGACCGGATGACGATGAGAAAGAAATCCCCACGGAACGATTCTTTCCTAAAAATCCTATCACCGGTCAAACTTGTTTGATTGCTGCCCTTCAGCCAGGAGTCGGAACCAATCAGCAAAGCATTGAAATTGTTGCCAAAGCAACAAAAGGAACCGGTCGTGAACATGCTAGGTTTTCACCGGTTTCGCAATGTTCTTACGAATATACACTGGATAAGGATCCTCAACGCCTTGATGAAATGTTCATGAAATGGCTAGCAGTGGCGAAGAAGGCAGTGAATGTGGATAAGGCATCCGAACGTTATGCAGAACTCAAGAGGGAGTTTGATACCATGCAACGAAAGCGATGTTTCCTTCTCAATCAAAAGGGCGAACCTTTCAGCTTTGACTTTACAGTAGAATCGGTAGGTGTACTGGATGTATCCTACATTGTGGAGCGTGCCTGTGAGGTTGCTGAAAACATCTGTCTCCGATACGTGAATTTGGATAAGGGTGATCTACCAGATGACATTTCACTCTCTACTGCCGATTCTCGTGTGATCGGATATGATTTCCTCTTTCGAGGCCATGATCATACACTTGGAAATTTGTTTCAAACCTGGATGGTTGAGAACTTGATTGAAACCGCAAATCCGAGCATTACCTATGTAGGTTATTCTGTTCCTCATCCTCTCCGCGATGAAATGATTCTACGTGTAGGAGTGGAAGATGGAAAAGAAGGATCCGCACGAGCCGCCGTTGCCGCCGCCGCAAGTGGATGTCAGGAACTCTTTCGAAATCTTCGAATGGAATGGCGAAAATTAATGGGAGCTCAACAACAAAGTGGTATTAAAGTCAACGTTCGTCGCCGAACCCCAATTGTAGGGGATCATTAATGAGTTGGCGTTTGAGTCTTATTAGAAAACATGACATACGACATGGTTGCTACACTCATACACAAATATGAAATCATAATAAGAATACTTTTCTGAATCGGCTCCTTTGAAAAAGTAGGAATCCAATCCATGATTGGACTAAAATAAAACCCAACCATTCCAAAAATAAGAATCATACGAAATACTATTTTTTCCTTGCTCAGCTCTTCTGGAAATAATCTTTCTTCAAATACCATTCCAATCAAAAGTACTCCCAATGCAAGAAGAGTTAAAATGATTTTTAAAAGAGCATTCTCTCCTGCCAAAGGGAAATAGAGAAGAGTTAATATCGCTGCAACAGGAATAAGAGATTTCCAAAATGGCTGATCAATTCCTACATTGAAAAGAGTCAGGATAAAACAAGAAAATGAAAAATAGAAATCGTTTTGTGCGGTTAATATAAACAATACAATTAATACAGACTGTATACATTGTGAAATGACAGGAGATACAGAAATCATCCCATCCAATACATCATCGCATATCTTTGTATTGATTCCTAACAGGACTGGATACAAGGGATTCATTTCTAAATGCGTTTATGATTATAAATAATAAATTGAAATAATACATGCGGTTTATACGACACGTATCATTTCAATAGAAGAAGTGATTATACTCGGTTGAATAAAAACAATAAAATAGGATCTGCATGAGAACCAAGATTGACTCCATCGATATTATAGCTAGATAGAGTATTCTGATCGTGTAATACAATACGAGAACCCTGCAATGGAACAGATGAAGAGATAATCATTTTTTGTTGGCCTACCGTAATACTCGTATGAAGATCGCTATATTTTTGCTTAAGAGCAAGAACGGTTGCATTCGGATCCACCTCTATTTCTGTTAGGGCCCCTGCGTTATCCTGTAGGACAACATGAATGGTAGAAACGGTACTCATCTATCATACAGTTCATATTTTTTTTAGTTGTTCTCGTACCACATCAAAATGAAGGCCCGTTCGTTGTTCGATTTCATCGATCCACTCTTCGACTTCAGGAACGGTATCCCATTCATTCTCATCGATTTTCCATAAATTTGTTTTGATTTGATCATTTTCTTTCATGTGATTCGAAATCATAAACATAAGAGTAAGAATATCCTTTCCATTCATAATATCCAAAATATCATTTCGCCTAAACCGTTCCTGGTTCACTTCTGGAAATGAAAGATCGGTTGGGTAGGGAAGAAAAATATCGGTCAGAGAGGAAGACGTCTTCTGCAAAGAAAGAAAAGGGATAGTTTTAGTAAAATATGTACGCATGTATTTTCCAAACGGTCGTTCGAACCACCCTGCTCCAATTCCTTCCTCAATCTTTCTCCAAACTTCCTGATAGGCACGATGTGTCGTATCATATGCTTCATTAAATGCATTCCGATTTTCTTGTTGAAAATCTTCTTGTTGGTCTAACCAATCATCCGTCCATTGAAATAGAATTCCAACATGATTTCCCCAGATTCTCCAAAAGGTAGGATCCAATTCGGTACAGATTGCCACGGTTTCAGAAACCAATTCAAACAATACCCCTGTTTTGAGAGATGCCAATTCTACCAAGGTTCCCTTCTTTTCCATATCATACCATTGACCCATCATCAACCGTTGTAGTTTGGTTTTCATGAGATCATACCATACTTGTTTTTCAACATGAATCGGTCGATTCTTGGCCCAGATCATACGCGCCATGTGCATCAAATCATAACAGATCAAACCCGCTTTTTTTTGTCCAAAAACACGATGAAGACACGGTCGACCTCTTCGAAATTCGGCGTTGTCCATGTAGGGACTATCATCCATAACAAGACTCGTAGCATGAATGCATTCAATCACAAAGGCAAGTTCTCCACATACAGGTAGATCCGGAGAGAGATATTTCCATAGTTCACAGAAGAGTCGTGCGCGAATCTCTTTTCCACCCGTGAATAAGTATGTCCATGAATATTCTGCAATATCGCGTGGATGCGTTTCGAACCAGTATGATTTCCACGTATCATGGATATGGGATTTTTGTTCCTCCCACGCCATACTACTTTCATTCGGGTTTCTAGCGGATCGCAAATTACACATCCAGTGTTCTTCCATCCTCTGCAAAAACACAGTGGAGATCCAAATTCTCCATTTCTTTGAGACGACCGCCACACATGCGAACATATCGAGCAAAAGCAACTTCTGCCGATGGATAGTGTTCGATTTGAAATGGATTCCACCATAATAAAAATTTGGCACGTAGGGCATACATTCCTAAGATGCAATCAAATGGTTCAAACTTCAAACTATGCGATCCATAGAACTTGACAAAAGCATCATATTGCAACTCATGATTGAGAACCTCTTCAAAGAAGAAGGCAGAAGTGGCAGAGTATCGACCTGTCAGTTTGATGATCATATCGTCGGGTTGAATATGATAGTGTTCGATAACGGCTTGAAGATCCATTCGTTCCACCATTCCTTTATTAGAATATCCTCGATGATTGTGATCGGTATAGAGTACCGGAACAGAACGCCCATTATGCTGAAAATGGTCTAAACAGGTTTTCCTCGATCCATTATTTTCAACAATAATGGGATGGATAGAGGATGAAAGATATGCCAAGGTTTGTGTAATGGCAGATTGATATTCTTGTTCTCGTTGAGATAACCGGAACTCATATCGATTTTGAAGAGAGGTCGTAAAGATAAGATAAATCATTTCCGTTGTTCTATTTGAAGTGTCTGAAGAAGTTGTTTACACTCTGCAAACGCCAATCGGTTGCAGACATAGGCGTTATAAAAGTGCTTGTGATGATTTCCCCGATTCACAAATGTACTCTTGCAAAAACGACACTGTAGGGGTTTATCTCCTGTGATGGACTGTGTCAACAATTCATCCAAAAACATATGGATAGGAAGAGCGGGAGTTCCATACTCTTCATGATTTGGAAGTTCCATCCATCGTTTGCACATTTCTGTCATTCCATAATGCGACTCAAGATCCTCTTGGGTACGATATCGCTTGAAACACCCTGAACATTCGAACTTCTTATCCATCTTCGCTTTTGTCTTTGCATCGATCTCGATATCAAGATCTCCAATGATAGGCTTTCTTCTTTTGGGAGGTTCTTCCTTTACTTCTTCCTTGATAATTTCCTGTATGATAGGCCGTGGTTCTTCTTTGATTTCATCCGTCCCTCTTTTATGGCGTACCGTTTTATTGGATCGTTTACTACGATGATGATCTTCAAAGATCGAGATCATAGGAACCACCGCCGGTTCTGATCCAACACGGGTCTTTGAGGATAAACTGGATAGGAGAGTATAAAGACGCTGGTACTCTGTCGAGCTCGAATTTGTGCTCATTACGAATGATTACACGTCTCGATTTTAAACTTGTTTATTCGCGAAATTACTGTTCCTCGAAAATACATGTTCTTATCATACTATTATTAGTCTACCTCTTCTACCTTCGGTCCCTTAGGATTGGTTTGAACACCTGGGCTTACATTGACACCTGGACCCATATGGACACCCGCCGAATCTGCGCCAGGTGATCCCGCATTCTCATACATCTTTGTCATGATGGGACGGATCTTCTCCTCATAGGCCTTCTGCTTGTCTGAGTATGCCTCTTTCTCGTCATCGGGATGCGCATCGAGCCAATCGATTCCCTCCTGAACCCACCCCTCGACCTCCTTAACGGTTTCGGCACCAAGAGTCTCCTTCACCTTATCCTCTCGAACCGCGTTGCGAGTATTGTAGAGATATGCCTCCAACTGATTCTTGGCATCAACACGCTCCATACGAACCTTGTCTTCTGCCGCATGCTTCTCCGCCTCCTGTACCAAACGCTCGATGTCTTCCTTGCTCAAACGACCCTTGTCATTGGTAATGGTAATTTTGTTCGATTTACCTGTCGACTTCTCCGCAGCGGATACATTCAGAATACCGTTCGCATCCACATCAAATGACACCTCAATCTGAGGAACACCGCGAGGCATAGGAGGAATGCCCTCTAGCTTGAAATCACCGAGACGATTGCAATCACGAGTGAACTGACGCTCACCCTCGTACACCTGAATCAACACACCTGGCTGATTATCGGCATAGGTCGAGAACGTCTGTGATTTCTTGCAAGGGACCGTCGTGTTGCGCTTAATCAACGGAGTCATGACACCGCCCGCGGTCTCCAGACCAAGAGACAGAGGCGCAACATCCAACAAAATCAAATCCGAAGTGCGATCGGTAGTATGCTTGCCCGCCGTCAAAATGTGCGCCTGGACCGCCGCGCCATATGCAACGGCCTCATCGGGATGTACCGAATCATTCAGCTTCTTACCATTGAAAAAGTTGCTGACGAGTTCACGGATCTTGGGAATGCGTGTCGAGCCACCCACCATGACAATCTCATGAATGTCTGTCTTGGACATATCCGCATCGCGCAGAACCTGCTCCAACGGCGCAATCGTGCGACGAAAGATAGCATCACAAGTCGACTCAAAACGGGCACGAGTGATCACCAGATTCAGATCTAGACCGTTCGCCAAACCGTCCACTTCAATGGTCGCCTGAGTCGAGCTACTCAGGGATCGCTTGGCACGCTCACATGCGGTTCGCAAACGACGTAGGGCGCGTGTATTATCCTTCAAGGAAGTTCCCTTGTTCTTCTTCTCAAATTCCTGGACACACCAGTCGACCATCATGCAATCAATGTCCTCGCCACCAAGATGAGTATCACCCGCGGTTGCCTTCACCTCAAAGACACCGTCGTCGATGGTGATCAATGATACATCGTGAGTACCACCGCCACAGTCAAATACGATAATATTCTGTTCGCCCGTCTTTTTCTTATCCAGACCATACGCCAACGCTGCAGCGGTTGGCTCATTGATGATACGAAGTACATTCAGACCCGCAATGGTACCTGCGTCCTTTGTCGCCTGACGCTGAGAATCATTAAAATAGGCGGGAACGGTGATGACCGCATCCTTCACCTCTGAGCCCAGATAGGCCTCTGCCGTCTGCTTCATCTTGGTAAGAACCATCGCGGAAATCTCTTCAGGCAAGAACAACTTTTGCTCTCCCTTGAACTCCACACCAATTCGTGGCTTGTTATCAGAACCCGCCGCAACGGTGAATGGCCACAGAGCGCGATCCTTTTGAACCACTTGATCGTCGAATTTACGACCAATGAGACGCTTGGCGTCAAACACGGTGTTATTTGGATTGGACGAAATCTGATTCTTGGCGGCATCTCCAATGAGACGCTCTGTGTCAGTAAAGGCGACATAGGAGGGAGTCGTGCGATTTCCATGTTCGTTTGCAATCACTTCGACACGGTCATTTTGGTAAACAGCCACGCAGCTGGTAGTCGTTCCCAAATCAATTCCAATGGCATATGAAGTCATTTCTGATATAGTACATGGGTGTAATTCTTAAGTTCTTTTATGAGATCCTATCAGGTTTCATAACATAACTAAAAAAATGTGAAACATTATACAACCGCGCGACCCTTATTTTCCTTCCAATCCTTCTCATTTCGATCGACCTTCTCATTTCGATCCACTACCGATTGTAGAACATAGGATGTCATTCCTACCTGCTTCATTTCATAGAGGAGAGAATTGGTATCCTTTGGAAAGCAAGTTCCACCATACCCCCTCTTTCCATCGTGACCTGGAACAAAGCTGTGCGATGAACCGATACGATCATCTAGTGTCGCTGCATGACGAACTGCCTCATACTCGATTCCCTGTGCTCGACAGAATTCCTCCATTTCATTGCAAAAAGATACCTTCGTCGACAAATAACAATTCCGAAAATACTTGATCATTTCTGCCTCCTTGTTTGTTCGAAAAACTACATGGCTTGATTTGATAAGATCTTCTTCTACCGCGTAGTGAAACATTTTTTGGATGGTATGTTTGAATCGCTCTTCGTGCTCGTTGGATAATGAACCCACGATCCAATGTTTACAATCGATCACATCTTGAATGTAGTTCTTTTCGGTCAGAAATTCGGGCATGAAATAACAACCGAGACGATCGCATGTTCCAGGAGGAACCGTCGAACGAACCACAATAAATGTTTTGGAAGAATCGATGATTTTCTGCAGGTCTTGCACTACCGATTCCACGAGAGAGAGGTGGCATTTTCCAGAGGATTCCATTGGAGTGGGAACGCACACAAAAATCACTTCACATTTGCTCATATCAGAAAGCGTGGTTCCAAGAGGAATGCAACCTTCAGGGCGAATGTCATACACTAAGGTACGAAGATTCCATCCACTAAATTGTTGAGTTGCTTTACCAACATATCCGTTTCCAATGATTCCGATGTTCATTATCTAGTATGAAGAAAGTCGTATTTAAGCCATGGATTGATCCATCGAATCTGACAGTTGCTTTGTATACGCATCTTGGTTATTTCGAAGAAGAAATGCGATCCGTTGCCATGGTTGTCGTTGAACATAATCAAATACATCATTCATGGTAATGGATTTTTTACGAGACAAATACATTCCATGAAGAGCATACAAATGAGGATGAAACATTCGATCAATTTCCTGAATGGGTGTCGATCGACGAACGTGCACGTCCATGTAGAGCCCATGTAGATATTGGATCATATGATTCAAAAATTGCGTATAGAATTGAATAATGGTTTGATCCTCTGGATAATATTGCATATAGTACAAAATCAAATTATTCTGATACAATGGAACAAACCGATCCAGTACATGGGCGGCATTTCCACGAAGATTCTTTACCATGGAATATTTATTGGATCGAAATCTCCAACGATTTCCTTCCTTGTCTTTGATAACAATACCCTGAAAATGCCACGGCTGTTCTTCTAGAATGGTTTGAATCCATGTTTGAAGATAGGTTATCTTTTCATCCGCTCCACCGATGGGAATGGAGCGAAGATTGTCTCGAGACTGAAAGGTTGAATGATTCTCTTCAAATTGAACGGATCCATCTTCATACACAATCGTCTTATGAATTAAAAATGCCCGATTTTCGGCTATGGGGCTAACAATACGATGTTCCTTATGTTGAACCAAAAAGCTATATCCACATGCAATTTCCTTCTTTTCCGGATCAGGACGGTCCCACTGCTGAGATTCATCTTGAATAAAAGATTCCAATGACTCATCTGTATTTTTGATACAAGCTGTATGAGCTTCCATAAACAACTCTCGAAAGGATTTGGATGAATAGAACTGTCCGGATGCGTTCAGCTTAGAACGACTGCAAATGTGCAATGCATTGTCTCCCACGGTGGTATAACAATTAATCATAAATCCATCCAAAAGTTCTTGACATACCATTCCTGCATCAATGGCCTGCTGTGTAGTTTGAACGGGTAGATCCGCGCTCATTGCTTTGGGAGGGGCAATGCAAAGTGGACGATTAGTTTCCGTATCCCATACAACCGAACGAAACCAGCGACTATGAGGTAAATTCATATTGGATACTCCCTTTTCATATCGAATCATGCATCGCCCTGATTGGTCATAATCTACTACACGAAAGGATCCACCCTCTTCCGATTCCAAAAAAGCCTCCAATGTACTCCATGTTGGGTATTGAGTAATCAACTCTGAAAACGTATGATTACGATACGAAAATGACATGATTACGCTATTATCATGACATTCTATTTCTTTATATTGGAGTGTTTTTATCGTTCGATAGAATCTCTAGTAAAAGATAGGGAAGATGGAGGAGCCACTACAAGCCGATGAAATACAAGAACTCCCTATCCATGTATCAGCCACGGAGCCAGTAGAAATGGAGCGTGTACCGAGCGAGGAAGAAGTCGCTGCGGAAATGGCGCGTCCTTCATCGGTACAAATCTCCCCGACGGAACCCTCTTCGGAAGAGGAGGATCCTATGGCATTTATTATTGAATTGGGAGATTACGTAGTCATTGAGACAACCACATATGGAAGAATTGAAGGTACGGTATATTATCGAAGTCTAGAACGAATCAGTATCAAGCCGGCGGGTGTATCTCACTACCTCCATCATTTCAAGGTAGAACAAACGGATGAAGGGGAAATGTACGATGAAGCCGATGGAGTCATTGATACCTTCATCATTGATAAACGCAAACAATCCACGTTTGTGGAGCAACAGAACTTTCGCGTAGGTCAAATGGTAGATACCTTTACTTCCGACCGCGAACCCTATCGAACCTTTAAAATTATCGATGTATCGACAGAGGATGATTCAATCAAACTGGAAGATCCAGAAGATACAGAACATCCCATCGATCTTATTTTTAACGGTATTGGCATTGAATCGGATGAACCGATTGCCATTATTCGAATTCGACCTTCTCTTCCTGTAGAAGAATTCTCATCAGAAGTTCTGGAAGACATCCCATTGGAAGGAGAAGACGTGGAAGAGGTTATGGAAGAAATTCCTCTTGGGATTAAGGAAATCGGCGTGATTGAAATTACTCCTCCTAAAATCTTTAAAGAGGCTGCAAGTTATGAACAGCGCATTCCAGACGATCTTCAACGAATTGATGCAATCAATGATTTTCTTTCAGGATTGGACCCAGTTGTTCAAAAAGATCCACGAACCCTGCGCACCATTCGTATTTTAGTGGAAACCTTATTTTATTTGAAGCAGGGAACCATCTCTTATCGAAAGGACGGATCCATACAAGGCCCTCAATCCGTGTCTGTCTCTTTTCTTTCTGATTTGATTAAACGTTCTCATGTTCCTATGGGTCGTCCTGTTCTCATGGTTTCGAAGAAAGAGTATTCCATGAGTGAAGAATTGGACATGCTAGAAAAGCCAGATGAAAGCGAACAACGTGTAGACGGAGATAAAGTATATTTCGAGAAATTCGAGGATGAATTGATACAGATGAATGCATATACTAGTAAGGTTGTTTCAACATCGTCTAGTAAAGGCTCATCGGTTGCGGAATGGAAAGACCAACAGGATTTCATTCAACGATTTTTGAATCCATGGAGATCGACCAGTGAATCCACGTGGAAAGCATTGGAAGATTCCGATTTTTTCCGAATGAGTCCCCCATTGACTCAGCAAGTAGGAAATGGAATCCATGAACTTCAATCGGTTGTTCCAGGATATGTCGCCAGCCACATGGAAGGTCTCAATCTGGTATTCGATCGAGTTTCCTTGGCCATGGAGCGAGCCCTCGGACCAACCTATCGTAAAGGAAAAGACCGCTCGAAACAAATCTTGGTAGGAGAAGATGGTGCTCGGCTACTTTCTTATATTATGTTTCCTGCCCGTCTAGCAAATCATTTAGGACGCACTCGTTCCAGACAATTGGCAGTAGACAGTTATCGAAGCCAACTCCCTCTCAAAACTATGAAGATGATCATTGAGGAAATGGGAGAACCCAAGGAAAACGGAACATCAAATGATGCTCTACTTCTTTCAAGCGATGATGTGGGTGAAATTTCCATCGCCGATTATGTGTCTGGAATGACCATTCCATCTCTAGGATTTGGGGATGCCATGGATGCCCTTGATCAATATGGTATGGAAGATTTAGAGCTGAACTCGGATCTAAGCGATGCGCTTCATCAAAAGATTGAAAAATATCAAGAACAGTTGATCTCGGCTCTGGCTTCCTTTCGTGAAATCCTTTCATCTAAGGAACCACAGGATCCCAAACCGAATCCGATGCTTCCCAATCCAGAGTTCTTCAATATCATTTTGAATGAGCCCATGTTGCGTTCAGAATTGGAGGAGTATAAGCGTGTCAATCCCTCGTTGGCCACTTCAGACATTGGACAAGTTAGTCATTTGATGAAACATGTCTCTAACTATTTTCAGGTTGCCGCTGGACAAAATAAAGTATTGGTGGGAACTGCATTCTTGCAAGCAGGATTAACTGAATATTTGAAGCAATTGAAAATTGCAAACCTGATTCGATACAACCAAACCCATGCAGGAGAGCGTCCGAAAAAGAACATGTGCAAACATGTCGCAGATCTGGTCAGTGTTCGAAAGATTCATGACGATAGTGAGCGATTTCGTGAACTAACCCAATTTGTTAAACGGTATCAGGGTGTTCGTACAAGCAATTGGACAGATTGCCGTGTATGCAAGGAACATTTGATCTGCATTCACGAACGTCTTCAACTTCAAGCCTACTTGAATCCAAAAGAAAAAGAGACGATCGAAAAGCAGATTATTCTTACTTGCTCAGGTGGTCAATTTCAAGGAAAATACATTTGCAGAAATTGTGGTCAGACCCTTCGTGATTTAGATTTTGATAATAATTTGGAGTTTGATGATGATGGTAAACCAAAATCGGGTCGTTCCGTGGTAGTAGATGACGATGCGGTTCTCGAGGAAAAACTTAACTTATTGGTAAGTGTTCCAATTGAACCATCGCAGAAACAAGAACTTGAACTTACACAAGATGAAGTGAAATGCTATCATGTGATTCGTGAATTGGCAGAGCGTGTAGGTGTACAACTGGAGAATGAAGGCTATCGTACCGTCATTGACGATGTTATGCGATTTATGAATCAACTCTCTACACGTGAAGAATATGGAACAAAGAAGAAGATTGCATACGAGGTATTTGTGGTACGATTCCTCATTACATCTTGTGCCGCCTTTTTATTGGTAGAGATCCAAACTAAAATTCCATCGTATGTCATTCGATACACATTGATGGGATGCAATAATCCTGGATTTGATGGTTATCCTTTGGAGAAGGAAAAGAAGAACATGCAGGGAGTGGAGTACATGGCCTGTGCCATTTCTTCGATTATGAGAAAGGAGTCTCCATGGGGAAATACAGGATTTCAATCGGAGCCCGATGACATCAAGCGTATGAAAGGAATTGTGGCATACATTGATAATATTCTATCCATGTCAGAACATAATGCAGTCATTCAAGGAAGACTATCCATGAAACGACGCTACTTGCTAGATGTATTTGGAAAATCAGCCGATGACCAGAGTGGATATTCAAAGGAATCGATCATGCCTACCTTTCTACCAGAGCAGGTTATCCTTACTCCAGAGGAAGCGGCCAAACAGGTCATCCATAAAGAGGTGATGGAAGCGATGGGAAGCAGTGGTCGTGCAGCGTTGATGAAATTGTGGATTCGTCAGGCACATTTGGTAGCCAAGACATCGGCCAAGTTAGTGAAGGGATCTCCTCTTTCGGAAACAACGTGTTGTACCGCTCCCGTTTCGACACCAGGTATCTTTTGGAAAGAACAAGAAAACTTTCCTGAAATGCAACCAAGACAATTGACTCCCAATCAACAAGGATCTTTCCTTCTGACCGACTTTCGTCCTCGTGATGCAAGCGTGGGTGTGATTGAGCCAAATAAGGATTTGTATTATCGCCTGTTTTTGAAGTGTTGTTTTACGGGTCCACGAGTTGGACATCTTCATGAACCAGGTCTTACTCATCGATGTACGTGGTGTGGATTTCAATTTCCAGGTCATCCAAAGGTCATTGATACCAACACAGAAGGTCGTGGTGCACTTTCTGAAGTCAAGACCACCACAGAAGAGTTTAATAAGTTGTTGGATCGCATTCATGAAGTGAACCGTGTTGAACCAATTAAGAAAAAGGAAATTTCTTCCTTGAATGATCTAATGGAACAATTTGGTTCTGTTTCACCCCCACCCTTTCCAGAATGGAAGGATGTCATTGCTCATACTACCGAGGAGTTCATGAAACTACCCCATGACGCAGGTAGAGATGATATTGCCATTGCGGCAGGACGTATTTCCACCATATCGGGAGAGGCGGAAGCGATGATTTTTCAACGTAGAACCATGGCGGCCTTTCGAACTCTCATCCAAGAACAAATTACAGAACTTTCTTGGAATGATTTCTTCAATGTTCTTCAGAATTACTTCATTATTCCGATTCAACGATTCTTGGCCGAATTTAATCCAAAAGGATTTGCCATTACCATTGAAATGAAGAAGGAACTTTCGGAGACCCACACGTCGCAAGATCTTCAACCCATTCTCGATCGTGAATTAGAATTTATCAAGGCGAAATCCGCGGAACGAAAGAGTGAAAAATTAGAATTCGCACGAACCAAATTAGCTTATTGCTTGAAGCAATGGAGTGCCTTGTTGCCCTACAAGAACAGGATTCGTCCGATTGTGGTTCCAGGAAAGGAAAAGGCGCTCTTTTACATTCAGAAAGCCATGTTTTATGGCCCTCTTGCTTCTCTTCTTGATTCGGGAGAAGTGGTGGCGGGACTCAAGCAGGGGCGTAAATCAGCAATGGCAGCGGTCAGTGATCCGTCGGCCTCCTTTATTTTGGAAGTCATCACCTCTTTCTTGATGAAATATGGAAAAGAAAAAATGTCATATGATGAAAAGGAGATTAAAAATATGATTGCTATTCGTGATGAAAAAGAACGAGTAAATGTCGTTGCAGAATTTAATAAGTTATCGGATGAAGAACGTGCATTAGAATTACAAAACAAGAGACTTGGAATAGGAAAATGGGCAGTTGGTGGAACGAAATTGATTTATGCCTATGATAAGGACTATTATGATAAGGAACGTGAAAAACGCCTCGCAGCCGGCATTGTTGATTTTCCCGGATCAGCCAACGGCGAACTCGGTATGCCTCAAGGCAGAGAGTTGGATGATATAGGTCTTCGAGAGTATGGCGATGAAGAATACGAACAAGAGGGAGGTTATGATCAGAATCAGCATGCAGATGATGATGCTGAGTAATGATACAATTTTTCTATGTAGAACAATAAGGAATGTCCCTTCTCATCTATTCGGGATTGCTCTACCTACTGGGAATTTCCATCGTTCTGGCACTGAAGCCTGAGCTGATGTTCTCTACGGATGGGTCGTGGAAGGAATTTGGATTAGGGAGATCCAAGAAAAAGTATACCTGGATGCCATTCTGGTTATTTGCCATTATGTGGGCCATTTTATCGTATTTAATCATTTTAGTGATCGCAAGTGCAACTGGTTTGGGCGGAGTATCAAATACTGCTGACATAACCGTGAAACAAAACGTCATTGAACCTGAAAATGTCTCTCAAAAGGCATTATCGACTCCCTATCCAAAGAAGAAACCTCATTCACATCAAGACATGAAGAAAGGATATTATATATTGGATGAGGCCCAAACACAAATCAAAGGTGTACCCACCTATATGTATTTGGGTCCAGAAACTCCGAACCTCGTTTATCATGAATCGCCTATGGAAGGAGATGAGCATTAACACGCTGTTCCCTTCGCTGTACCGGTTACCATACCAAATAATAAGCCAAAAAAGGCATAAAAACCATAACACCACCCGGAAACGATTGGAAACTTATCTTCAACCGCTTTTAGGGTTCGTTGTGGTACACAGCATGGCGCAGCATTTTTAGCATTTTTAGCATTATTGGGGTTCGGTGGAGGTGTATCGTCGATATACATCGGGGCAACAACGGATGCAATGGGTATACGGCAGACATCGATCCACGAAATGCCTAATGCAATCCACACCGCGACTAATGTATACAATGATCCCAATAATGCATTCATTGCATTGACATGATCGCAATTTTGATAACTGAGATGGATTCCAAATGAAGACATCATTGCCAAAAATGGGATGCCTAACCATAATATAATCGAAAAATTACTACTCGCTGAATCTACGGATCGAAATAGCAAGATAATCATCATGACAATAAAGATGCCTGTAGGAACGGCAAGGGTCAAGATATCCATATCCGGTTGACTAATTAGTTTCAGAAATTATTTGGTACAATCTTTTCATGATTCCGCGGTATCAATGAGTCCAAATTAGGTAGGTAAAGTAGAGAATGTCGGATGGACTAAAAAAATTCTATGCTGGGCGAGAGAAACATGGCAAAGATCGATTTGATTATGATGCCGATGGAAACCTGGTAGAACGCAATAAACAGGGTATCGTCGTTAAAACAATTACCCTTCCTGTTTATCGTCCCACGACATTGGATGAAATCAAAGAGATGGATCAAACCCGAAACCGGGCCATGAAGGAAGCCATTGAGACATTTGATCGTGCCCGAATGGCATTATCAGAAGAATTGCAAAAAGGTGAATTTCGTGATCTAACGCGCGTTCTTGCATTGAATGAAGAAGTGGCCACCGCCGACATTCGTCTTCAAATGGTGCGATTTCCACAACGTACATTTGATCGGGAAGAACTTCAAATTCGTAAGATTGATTTTACCCAACCAAATGAAACACGTAAATTCCCTTATCCAACACTTATTCTTCGAACGAACCCATATCTAATAACGGAACAATACGTTCGTGTTGGTGAACCGGTAGAAAAACCATTGATCAGTGTGGAAGAGGCACGATCGGAACAAGTCGTGTTGTTTGGTGATGCCTCCAATGTCGATTATGGATTTTTGTCGCTGGATTGGGAGATTGCCCTGGACATTCAGTCGGCGGTAGATGGAAAATCAACCGTGTATCAGTCTGCTACACAGGCAATCTTGGGAGAATTGGCCAAATTCTTTCAGGATCAAGAACATTTGGAAAAGATCATGATGGCGGCAACGCCGGATGATATACAATACACGGTGGACGAAGTTCCAGGAAATCGTGATGAAAATGAAGTACGATGGAAGGACCAATATCAGCGATTATTATATGAAGTCAATCTTAAGAAATTTACGCAGTATCCTGAACTGGCTCTTCGATTATTACAAACGGGTCAAATGAGATTAGGTGCGTATAAACCAAAGGACAATCTAATTGGAATTGGATTGTCATCCGATGATGCAAGAGCAAAGAATCCCGCCATGTGGTCTGGTCAAAATCAATTGGGTGTGGTCTTGATGCGCATTCGTGATGCTCTTCGTGAACAACAAGAACAGCAGGCAAAAGCACAACAAGCCCAAGCACAGCCTGTTAAGAAATCCAGTCGAAAACCACGTCGTGCACCGGCATCCTTAGATGCAGCACAACCGCAAGATTCAACCGCATCCGCAGATGCACAAGCCGTGGTAGAGCCTATCGCATCAAAGAATACCGTACCCGTAGAGCAGAATGCAGCAACCGCTCCTCTTGCCGTACCACCTTCCTCTGTTGCAAATATGATTTCATCGCAAGCATCGCAGGCACCGCAAGCAACAAGAACAATCCGTCGCAGACCTCAGATTGGTTCAATCGAGTAATTATTTACTAAGAGGAAAGTCCTTCATCTTTGATTCATGCTTGTCGCAATCCACCTTATTGGCACGATAACGATAGCAGATGCCATTCTTGTCTTTATATATGGTTTTATCCGCAGTGGCAGGATTGGGATATTTGTATACCACGCTTTGTTCGGGTTTTACAAAAATAACAGCAATGATACCAATCACAATACCGATAAGTAAAGGAACTAATTTAATGTGTTTGATCATCTTTATTTAGGTCCAAGAAAATATAATGATGAAACAGGAATCATGAATCTGTCGAAATTATTACATGATGATAATTTTAATGTGTTTTTTAGTCTTGTGTTGGGTATCGGATTAATGTGTTTGTTTCGACCCATTTGCACGGGAAAGGATTGTACGGTTAGCAAGCCCCCCTCTGAAAAGGATTTTGAGAAGTATGTGTATCGTCTAGGCGGTTCGTGTTATGAATTTAAAACGGAAGTCATCGAATGCCCCACATCCGGTGCGATTGAAGCCTTTCAAAGCCATGAGAACGGAAGCCAGTTTTCGAGTCGTCGAACCCCCATTCAAAAGTGCGATTCGTTCTGATAAAGGAATTCTCACAAAATCAGAGAAATGGCAACGGCAGGTACGTTATTAAGTGATCTCGATAGTAAGACTCCGGTACTTAGTAATAAGGATGATGATCTAGTTAATAAGATCTTGGCCGATATGAATCTTCCTAGTCCTTCAAATCCCATTATGAATTCGCCACCTCCTTCCGGTAATGGTGCGAGAATGATTAGTGCACCCAATCCAAACAGTACTTATCCTATGTCATCTGATCCAGCAACGGCTACGGCACACATGATTGGCAAGGAATATCCAACCACGGCGGATTTTGCAAATCTAATGCATGCACCCAGTTATTCACATGGTGGTTCAATGTATGCTCAGGTCTCCCCCCACATGGTCGCTCCTCAACCCACATTGGTAGAACCGGCTCATGTCAACATGTATGGCGAACTTCTTTCTCAAGCCAAACAACCCCTTCTTGTTGCAATCATTATCTTTTTAGTGAGTCTTCCTATTATCAATGTGTTAATTGGTCATTATCTTCCATCATTGCTGCGTCTTGGTGGAGATTTAACTACGGTAGGATTGGTGGTGAAATCATTAGTAGGTGGTTTCTTATTTTGGTTTATTCAAAAGATATTGGTTCCGCTCATGTCGTAGAAAAAAGTTTCCTAATCCGCATATAGAGAATGCACTTCAACGACACCACTCATAAGATTTCTTTGGCCGTGCTGGGCATAACCGTGTTGTATATCTTGGCATATTCCGGTTTAACAGGTCTATTACTATCCTCTGCGGTGGCATTGATTGCTGCGGCGTTTATTGATCCATTGGAACTTGTGGTTGCCCTCACTGTCATTTTTGTATTATTTTACACACTCTATTTGAAGAAGATTTTGAAGAGCATGGAACCCTTTCAAGATGGAGGAAAGGTCATTGTAGATCGATTGGCGGGAATAGAGAGCAAGTATCATCAGGCCCCACAGGCATTGAAGAATCCTCGTAAGGAGCCAGCGGGTGTCTATGATCCAGCGATTGAAGGATTTGAAGATGTTCAACCCCAGGTGTCAAAGGATGGAGAATCTGCGGATAGTTCTTCGGCGCCCACCCAGGCCACTCAGGATCAAGTGGATCCCGATCACGTTCAGGCCGTTTCGAGTTCGATTGATGCAAAAGATGTGGAGAAAGATGAGATCAAATCCGCAACAGGTGTCCTATTCAAGAATGGTCAAATGCCATCCGAACATGCCGATGGACCCAAGTTGGATGCAGGAAAGACCATTATGAAGGCAATGGAGTCATTTGATTCGGATACGGTATCCAATATGACTACGGATACAAAGAAACTTCTTGAAACACAAAAACAACTGATGGGTATGCTCACTCAAATGCGCCCCGTTCTTGCCGATGGAAAGGAACTCCTTCAAACCTTCTCAGGTATGTTTGGAAACAGCAATGGTGGTGGTAGCGGAATGCCATTTAAATTATCATTGTAAAGAGCGATCTCTATTTTATATTATCAAATCGATTTGTATCACAACTCGATTGGTGTATATTCCTGTGTTACCATAGATTATGGCGCGCTGTCCACCAGGAGTATTTTGTTTATCAGACGGTTTAGGAACCGTTCTTCTCGTTGTATTTGTCATCCTGATTGTTGCCCTTCTTGGTGCGATTTTCTATCGTCTATCTTCCCCACTTACGACTCCTATTATGATTTCCTCTCCACCCGCTCAACAGGCTGCGTCCACTACGATTATTAACAAAGGAGGCGATTCCCGTTATGATCGTGCTCCTCAACCGTTGCGTGATTGGATGGCACCTCCTGAATTTCCACCTCGAGGTGGACTTACCTCTCTTCCTATCAACATTCCGACACAAGGTCTTCCTGAATCCTTTCAGTCGGTTGGAATTATCAATGTAGGAGATCAAGTTCTACCATTATACGGAAGAAGAACCGCAGGAGGAAGCGATCGTTGGAACTATTATACAAGAACGGATACCTATAATCCTGTTCCTGTTCCTGTTCAATTTCAACGCCGTGATTGCATGGATGACGTGGGTTGCCAAGAGATTATGTCAGGGGAAGATGTAAAGATCGATGCTCTTCGAAAGGAGGGAAAGACAAATATTTATCGATTTGATGGTCCCAAATATATTCCAGGAATCATATAGAAATGAAAACAGGACATGCTCTGATTCTTTTAACAGTTGTGGTCATCATTGGAATTGTATATATGGTACAAATTCGATCAGGTTTATTTTCGACTCTTCCTTCTTTGGAGATTCAGCCAGAAGAGGCCAAATTCAAACGGTTCGGTCTCATCATTGATGTTCGTACACCCAAAGAACGTGAAGAACTAGGATTTTATCCCAATTCCATTCCGATTGCCATTCAGGATTTACTAAAGGAGATTCCAGAGTTGATTGGATCAGGTCTTTCTAGTAAAAATACGTCGATTCTGGTGTATGATAATGGAGATCGTCGTGCACATATCGCGGCAGAAATGCTGTATGATATGGGATATCATAAGGTACATTATCTTTCCAGTTCGTATGATCGCATGCTACCAGGTCGCTCGTAATCTTCTACCTTTTTTCTAGAGACAGGCAGATGTTTTGCCCATCGGATGTATCTACGGGCTTGGTTCAAATTGTAGGACCGATCCAACAAACGGATCTTACTAGTATTACGGTAGCCGACGCTCCTGTATCCATCTCGTTTGGGTCTTCCATCCCAAGTATGGATGGAAATCATATTCACGTCGATTCTTCTACCACTCAGACGACATCTCGCTATAAAGGTAAAACGTTTACATTGATGGATATTCAGATTTGTACCGTAGCACACAAAGGATATCATCTTCCAGGAATGACCGATGAACCGATTGCAGAAATGATATTATCGTTTGTTCCCTCTTCCACTCCGTCCGATCGAGCGGAATATTCGGGTATGTTGATGTGTTTTCCAATTTATGTATCGGGGCCGAATCATCATGATTCTTATCTGATGTATGCGATTTCTCCACAAGCAACGACGACCCCACCCTCTCTCAGCACCGTTTTTTATGATACTCCATCGGATTCGACACAGACCTCTCTGGCCTACAAAACATGTTTTGAAACGATCGATTCAAAAGGAGAGGCGGATTCAAAAAGTCTGTATGTTATTGTTTTCCCTCATGGAATATGCAATACTTCACTTACTTTATTGGGATCATCCCTTCCTTCCTATAAGGTTCCCATTCCGATTCGAGGAACGGGTGCTACGGTGTTAAGATATCGTTTCGATGATGAAGGAAATAAAACATCTACGGCTAATTCGGATGAGGGTGTATTATACACCACACAATTGTCGAGTTGTTCCGATGAATTTAAAAAACGTATCGAACATTTTACCATTCCACCTGGTCTTCCTTCCTCCTCAAAATTGTCCTCCAAGACATCTAAACCTCTCTATAAACCTGCCCAGTATAAATGTGTTCCTTTCGATCAATTACGCGACATGTCAGGGGAATATGTTAAATTGGGAAGCAAAAACATGGAGCAGATCATGAATGAACAACAACAAGCAAAACAAGCACAGGATAAAGAAACAGCCTCTTCTTCCTCTACGGATTCAGATTCTACGGATCTTGCATTGGAAATTATTGGAACAGGTATTGGAATTGTTGTTATTTCTGCAATTGCATATCAAATCTGGAAATTGAATAATGAATGATTAGATTAGGAATATGGTGGAACTATGGTTTCTTTTGATTAGCATCGCCATGTTATGCATTTTTATTTATTGGAGTCAACATGATCCAGTTGAATCGTTTGAAAATTCTACATCATTGGAGGTATGTCCTTCTGGATACAAATCATTTTATCAATCAAACGGATCCATTCTTTGTTGCGACGGAGAAATTGTAGCCAATCAGTGTATGGGCAGTCATCCCTGTACCCTATCAGGAGCTGGAACACCGGATCTTCCCAATTGTTCGGCGGTCATACAAAATGATTATCAAGAAAAAGGATCTCAATGTCCTATCTCTATGCCGTCGTATTTTGAAGATCGATCCGCCAAGAAGAAAGGGTGCACAAAAGGAGATCTTAATTCAACTCTAACAGGCCCCAAACAAGCGACGCAACCTACATGTATGATTTACCCAACGATGGAGCAAAATACAAATGAAAAAGATAGTTGTTCAAACCAAAAAGAAATGGATGAATTTCCTTGCTTTGGATTGAACTGTACGAAGGAATTGGTTCGTGTCGCTCCAAATCAACCGATTAAGATTTCTGTTGGATTTACCGATTCTTCAGGAATGCATCACGTTGCGTATACTCGTGCATCGATGGAACGCTTTTTGAATGTTTCCAACCCTAAATGGAGAGATCAAGGAATTGACCTTTCCAAGAATATTAATGTGGCAGAAGTCGCAAAAGCATTATATGTAGATAAAACCCTGTCGCAAGACGATGTACAAATCTGATGATTACATCTTATATTTTCCCCATACCATTCCTCTTCCGACGGCATATACTTCGGAAGAGTCATGAGAAATCGTTCCATGTAGAGCAGCTTCTGCCCATGCCTTTGATGGCCCAATTGACCATTCTTGTTGCAAATGAATATGAAACAGAACATCGTCCATGGCAACCACCGTTTGAGCGTGAGCGAGAGATTTACAGTTCATAATGTCGGCCATGGCGATTTCATACGTATGACCCCCATCAATAAAAATGAGATCAAATCGTGCATCAGGATGGGATCGAATATACTCGGGAATGGTTTGTGTGCTATCTCCTAAGATCAAGGTATGACGCCCTGGAAATTTACGATCGATGTATTCTTTGGCATGGGGAACACTCTCACGTACGTTTAGATCAAAACTGACCACATTGGCAAGAGAAGAAGACAGAAAAGTGTGCGCGGAATGTCCTGCGTTAAATCCAATTTCTAATATATTTTTATATTCGATATTGGAACATAGTTGTTGTAAGCGTTCGGTTTGTTTGGAAAGATCGCCTGAATTTCCTTCATAATCCTTTACTTGATTCTTTTCAAGATAGGCGGATAGGCTCATTCTATCATATAGATAATATGGAACTTTATATTACTATATTTCGTAATTAAGCAACGGTTTCGACTCCATCTAGATGACCCAATCCTAGTTCTTCATATAGATGCTGGGAGGCAGAAGGAGATCCATCACGATATACCGTGGAAAGAACCGTTTTTTGGTTGATGCTAGAATCAACCGGTTCAAATTCATCGGATGCAGATGAACTGCTGGGGCTGTATTCTACTTCAAAGTCGTCCGCGGAATCAAAGGGTGCAACAGGAACATTTGTTTGGGGAAGAGAGGCTTGTTGAACCGTGGCTTGGGGATGACGAGGAACTTCCATTTCGTCGAGTTTCTGTGTGGCAAGGGTAGCTTTGCGGCGATTGCGCTCCATGTAAAGGGCCGCAAACGCCATGAAACAAAAGAGCCCTGCCGTAGGACCAATATGAATGAAATAGAGTAAGGCGATCACCATGATAACACGTACCAGAAGATGGTCTAATAACAATAAAAGGGATGTGGGTAGAAAGGAGGAGGCAATAATCACCACCGCAAACAAAATGAAATAGAATAATTCGGATGAATTCATTTCCTCTGTATACTGTTCATAAATTTGACGTTCTTAGAATACCATAGACAAGAGTAGATTGAAATGTCAATTCAGGATAAAAATCGTGTTCTAACTGTGAAAGGATATGCCATCAAGAAATCTTCCTTGAGTGATATTCAAACTCATTATTTGCGTTCAGAATTGACGGTTGCACCCAAAGTGATGGACAAATTTCAAAAGATGACTCCTCATTTTCCAATTTACTATGAATCCAGTACTCGTTTCTATGTTCCGAGACATTGGGGGAAAAAACAGTTTGGCGAACCGGAAGTGGATATTGTTCCAGAAGGTCTTCCTCTCCCTTCTGCAATCTCCTTTCGAACCACCTTTCCTCCTCATGATTTTCAAATCGAAATTATGAATCTGTTTCTGGAGAAGGGTGCCAATGGATTGATTTGTGTTCCTTGTGGTTATGGAAAAACATTTATGGCATTACATTTGGCAGTTCAGATCAAGAAACGATTCTTGATTGTGGTTGACAAGGAGTTCTTGATGAATCAATGGAAATCGGAGATTGAGAACTTTATCCAAGGTGCAAGGGTAGGTATCCTTCAATCCGCAAAAGCACAAATTGAAAAGGAGAAATATGATATTACCATTTGTATGATTCAAACCATTTGTCGGCGTGAATTTCCTGATGGATTCTTTGAGGAATATGGTCTAACAATCTTTGATGAATGTCATCATTTGGGGGCAGCCTACTTTTGTCAGGCACTCAAGAAGATTCAGACGAAATTCATGCTGGGTCTCTCGGCAACACCAGATCGCGAAGATGGTCTGACGCGAGTCTTTGAGGCATTCTTGGGAGATCCAGTGTACAAGAATACACAGCGTGCACCGGATGCGGAAGCAGTAGTCAAGGCAGTATGGTTTGATTCAGAAGATCCTGCATACAAGGAGATTCCTGTGAATTGGAGAGGTGAACCGATAACGGCAAAGCTGCTGAATCAGGTGGCAGAGTGTGAAGTGCGAAATCAAAAGATAATGAAAATCTTGGAAGAATATGCGCGGGATCCAAAACGGTTTATTCTCATTCTCAGTGATCGAATTTCACAATTGGAATGGTTTGAAAAAGCACTACAATCTACCCCGTTTCGAACGGGATATTATATTGGAGGAATGAAACAATCGATTTTAGATGACAATGCGGATAAATGCCAAATCTTATTGGCAACCTATCAGATGGCATCCGAGGCCTTTTCCGTGAAGAAACTAAATACAGTTATCTTGGCTACACCAAGAAAGAATGTTCAACAGTCAACCGGTCGTATCTTTCGAGAGCGAATTGAAGAACGAAAAGTGGCTCCCCATATCATTGATGTGATTGATTCCCATGATTGTCATCTTCGAAGGTGGTTTGTTCGTCAACGATTCTATAAAGAATGCAAATATACCATTCATCATATTGATCGGCCGAAGAAAGGAAAGACAGAGGAAGAGAAAGAGGAAAATGAGGAGAAAGAAGATGAGTTCCTTATTCAATTGTAAAAATATAAATATACATAATAATGACAACCGTTTGTTCAAATGTATTTTCAAGTGATACTCTACATGACATGATGCAAAATGATCATGTTCTTTCAGCATTATATGAATTAAATCATTCAACGAAGGAAGTTGTTTCATTTACTGTTCCAATAACGGATTCGATTCGAATCTCTCTGCACAATGCGATGCATCTCGATTTATCGAATGTTGTCCATCTTCCCATGAGATGGATTAAAGGAGATACGGAGTCGCATGTGGATGTTGGTCCAGTATCTTTTGATAAAACGTATCTCGTTTATCTTAATGATAATGCAGGTGAATTCATTATAGATACACAATCTTATGCGATAACTTCTAACACTGGGTTCATTTTTAATGAAGGACTACAACATCAAACCAAGAATACAGGAACTGCACCTCGATTGCTATTAGGTCCGATGGATGCTTCAGGTAATCAAGTAGGTATTGTCTTTAGTCCACAATCTCTTAATTTTTTCCCAACACAGGCCGATGCTCAAAATATAACCAATCTGATATATCAAAATAGTGCATTTTACATTCGTAATTTGTCTCAAGATCCTGGTGGTTTTCCACAGACCTATAGCGCATGGGCAGTCGATGGAACAAATACAATTAGTGTTGGGTACAATAGTACACCTTATACATTAGGAGAGGATTTGCCAACGGATGGGTATACTGCAGGTGATGGTTTTGCACAATATTATCTCTATCCCACTTTTATAATCTATTATGGATCGGTCCATGATATTCAATATGATATTAACCAACTTTCTAATTCATCGACTTCCTATACGGTCAACACGATTAATGGAATTTCCTATTGGCTTATTCATTCTAGTAGTACAGGAACCTCTTCTCAAAATAATGTTTATGCTACAGGCGATACCTTATCGACAGGAGGAACTTACTATTTGTATCCTTCGCCCCTATTGAATTATTATGCTACACAGGCGGATGCTCTATCCAAAACGAATTCAATTGGAACTTCGGGTTATACAGTGGGCACCTTCGGCGGGTTTAATCGATGGAGAATTGCATCCAATAGTACAGGAACATCCTCTCAGAACAGCGTATATTCATCAGGCGACGACTTGAATTCAACAGGAGTATATTATCTTTACCCTAATGCACCCTGTTTTTTACAGGGAACACAAATTCTTTGCCAGATTAATGGAATCGATACCTATCAGGCGATCGAAACATTAACAAAGGGAATGTATGTAAAAACAAGCGCACACGGATACCAAAAAATCGAATTGATTGGAAAAGGAACCATTCAAAATCCTGGAAATAATACGCGCATTCAAAATCGATTATACAAGTGTTCTCCTATCAAATATCCAATTTTAAGACAAGATTTATACCTGACAGGTTGTCATTCGATTTTAGTGGATCAATTGACACAATATGAACGAATGGAAACAGTGAAACAACTAGGAAATCTGTATTTGACAGACAAAAAATATCGATTAATGGCATATATTGATGAACGTGCAGAACCATGGAGCTCAGAAGGAGAGTATACCATTTGGCATCTTGCACTGGAACATCCAGATACTCGAATGAATTATGGAATCTATGCAAATGGTTTATTGGTCGAAAGCTGTTCGATCAATTTCTTGAAGTATCATTCCAATATGAGTTTATGATCCAGTTATAATATTGTATGAGATAGATAGAAAATGGCAACCATGGTCTCCGATATATTTTCAAGTGATGATCTGACTTATTTGACACAGCACAAGTCCGTTATGACAGCACTTCAAAAGTCAAGTATTATTTCAACAGGTATGATGTCATTTATTACTCCCATAACATCATCCATTCGGTCCTCACTTGAGACACAATTAGGAATGGATCTGACCAATGTTGCAGTGCTTCCGATGCGATGGATCAAGGGTGATATTGCGTCGCACGTTGATATTGGAATAGCTCCCTTTCAAAATTCATATGTCATTTATTTACAAGATTGTCAAGGATCTCTTTTATTGGATTCTGTATCCTACACTGTTGCTGCAAATACTGGTTTTGTGGTAAAACAGGGTACGACCCATGAAACACAAAATATGGGCCTTGATGCTCGTTTAATTGTAGGTCCTATGAATGAAAGAGGTGAACCTCTTGCATAATTCCATTTTAATAAAGGATAACATGATTTAAACTCGTCGTAGGTTAGAGGAGTAATATATGAGTTCTCCGCCGATTCACTCATTACATTTTATCTATCAAGCATTGTCTCATGGTAGACAGAAAGATAAGATTGACACGATTCTCGAACCTTTACAGGCCATGATTCAATTGGCGATGCTCAGTATCTCTCCGATTGGAACCAAACTTCGCATTCAAGAAAATGTACTATACGTTCAGCCTCCTACGATCCTACAGCCGATCGCAAGATGGTATCATTCAGACAAGAAGGACGATCTTTATTTTTTGTATTCGGTTATCAAACGGTTTATTAAATGGTATAATCCCACGATAAACAAGAAAAGTCCACTCACACCTGAGCTTTATCAGCTGATAAGCCAAATGGGTGTCGATGGACTAAACAACTTATTTAAGACATATAGTTCCGCAGATTCCAATACAGTGATTCATGTGATTCAGATGTATAAAAACTTATTAGAATCAACGAATGACAAAATTTTAGTGGATGAATACATCGTCGATGTGGAGAAAAATAAGGTGAATATCGACGAAGTATTTGAACGTATTGTTGGTGTGTATGATAGCAATATTCTCCAGGTGATTTATCATACTCTTTTTTTGATTAAGCAGGAAGAAGACGAGAAGAACCAACAGCAAAACATTGATGGGCTCAACAGTATCATGCATAAATATAATCAGTCGATTAAAGAATGGATCAAAATGAATCTCATACTGTAATAGAATGTCTTGTGAAAATTATTATGGAAAGGTGTTTGCACATGTAGCAGGCGCATTAGGTATTGCTGCGATTAGTGCGGAACATTTTGACATATCCGGATTATTACGATCATCCTTTTCGATGCAGATTCTTAATATTATCCTTAACTTGGCGGTGGCATTGATCTTGTTATTTGGTGTCTTTTGGACAGAACCAGGATCGACAATCCAGTACTTTTTGTTTGCCGCGTTTGCGTTTTGGTTGGGTCAATCGATGCACGTCATGGTCTCGAATTTGGAGACACGTCAGAAACTCAAACAGGTTCTCATCTTGACGGTGGGTATCTTTTTGGGAATGATGGCAATTGGATTCTATGACAAACAGAATACGCTCGGATTCGGTTCATACTTTTTGGCATCCCTCGTCGGATTGATCCTTGCACAGATCTTTTTAATCTTCTTTTATTCAAAGGAAGCCCATTCGATTGTTTCTATGCTAGGAGTTGCATTGTTTTCATTGTTGGTGGTGTATGACACACAGGTGATTAAGAAAAATAAACAGGTATGCAATGTTCTTCTCAAGCGTGGTGTCAGACCCAATTTTCCAAAGGAGAGTCTAGGTCTCTTTTTGGACTTTATTAACCTGTTTTCGAATTTGTCGCAGCAAAGTTAAGACCCGTGTACTTTGATGTCTCCTTTTTCACAGATCTTCCATTCAATGAGAGAATCGTATACATTCTTTCGTTGATCGCCCTGTAATTGAATGACGTCTCCATATTGAGCATCCGTACTAACGTGTCCATTTGTATTGTACATTTTTTTGAGATATTTCGCAATCTTAGGAAGATCAAGATCATTGGCGATTCCGTGGATGAGTGTGAGACATTTCTTTCCATTGCGCTGTTGAACACGAATATGAACAATGTCGCGTGAATCAGTAAAGAGATCCATCTTATTTTTAAGATGGATTAAATTTATTTAGGTACGGTAGTTAGGATATGGATAAAATAAATTTTCCAATCAATTTTAATGCAATTGGATTGGATTATAAAATGACATATACCAATTTTCCACAGTCAAATAATATTCATCATTTACGACCATTATGTCAGACGGCCAGTTATGATAGCATTCAAGCTCGATCATTTGGGGGACATTCGAGTGGATCAGAACTAATACGAGGTGGCGAATTACACTTGAACGATGGAAGTCGATATCAAATTGAAAAAACATTGGCATACGGATCGTATGGAACGACTGCAATTGTACGAAATAGTGCAACAAATGAATTATTTTGTTTAAAACGTCAAACTCCACAGGATGAAGATGATGAACTGGATTGCTTTAAGGAGGCCATGATGCATCATATTTTAGATCTTCATACCAGACCATTTGAAGATTATCGAAGTGATTTGATTCCAAGATTGTACCATGTGGTTCGTTCTCAGACCGCTGGTGGACCCATTATTGTTTATTTTATTATGGATTTAATGAGCACTTCGTTATCGAATAGAATATCTGCCATTAAAACGTACCATGGTAGATTGCTCGAATTTGTGAGATGTCTCGCACATATAACGCCCACTTTACGAAAATTATATGCAAAAGGATTATATAATCATGGAGACCTTCATATGGGAAATGTCATGTATGATCAAGATTACATGACGTATAAAATAATTGATTATGGATTTTCACGTATTCAAATTGGAACGGGTGCAAGGCATCATGTATTGGTATTAAATGAAAAGAATGCGCGAAGTGATGAAAGTCGAGATCTTACGCAATTAATTGTTGCATTTGAAATGTCATATGGTATGAATGATCTACATTTTACAGAAGGTAGTTTTGAACATGCCGTACAGCAAATGATTAAAAGTGTGGTATACGATGGTCATTGTTCAGGGGTAGGTCATCACGATCATTTGTATGACTTTATTCAGCATGGGTGGAGTTCATCCTATCGGCATTTTAATACGCATACCAATGTGAATGGAACTCATAATATGATACAAATGGCACTCAATGCACTACCACGTTCTGATCGCGTATCTGCACCGCCTGCCCCTGTTTCACGCGTATCAAGTTCTGCAGTGGTTCGTACACCTCATCCTGTAAGAATTGCACCTCGTGAGCCAGAAGAGGCTGCACTACAACAGATAAATCGATTGAGTCCTGGGTGCATGTTATTGTATATTATGTTCATGTTTCTTGCATTTCGTGGAATGGTGGGAATATATTATGGTAGGGGAGGGAGAGATCCCAATGTAAATTCAATGGTAATTTCTAATTTATCCGAACCGGTTCTATCCAATCAATATTCAATCGTGCCATTTCATGCGAATCATTCCATTCAAAATAAGTTTCGTTCCAAGAATCATTCTTCTAAAACTCGAACGAATCGATCCATTTCTAAGAGAAATACAACACGTCGTCGTTTCAATCATGTTCCTCAGGTAACAATTGAAGATTTTGATAAATTATCACTTGCATCATTTTATCATTATCTTCGGTTTCATGCGTTTCCCCATGTATCACAGAAAAATAAGATGGAAATGTTGCGAAAGGCTGCGATGGTACCATTGCAACAGGCAAATGTATTTGCACAAATTGTAAAAGCGGTTCATCAAAATGATATGGATCAGATGATGGAGATTCTCCAAAAGAATAAACTAGAGTTAGGAGACGTAAAAGCATATCAGAAAGTATGGAATCATATTCTTGATGCATACTTTGAGGAGAAAGATTCACCAAATGAACTTCTTCAAACCTTATTGCATATGGGAAGTCAGTTAGATGATTTTCTTTCGCGATACCGCTCTGCAAATCAAGAAACGAAGAAGATGATGGTTATGCAAACCTGCATTACTGCAAGTGATGCTCCCGAATTAATGTTAGAATAAGACAGGAATACGCTATTATTTTCATGATGAACAACATGATGAAAATAATAAAAATCAAGCCAGATTTACTTACGATTCTTATGATTGCGCTTGGTGTTGCGCTTGGAACGCTTAGAACGCTTGGTGTTGCGCTTGCTACGTTTTCCACCGGTATGACCGCATGCTGGATTGCTGGCACGGGCATCATAGGGGATATTGAGCATGAGACCACCAACCGCACTGGTTCCTCCATAGGTTTCAAACTGATGAGAGTATCCACCTGTTGGCATACGGAGTTCAATGGGATTGGCTAACATGGCACCTCCCAACATGGGGCGCTGGAGCATTCCTGTTCCCGTGTTCAATGAATTCGCGAATCCTCCTTCGCATTTGATACTTTGAATGGGAGCATAGGAGCTCATTCCAATCGCAGAAACGGAATCAAGTGGTGCACCAAGATGGGATTCGTAGCGACCACCCATTTGTTTTGGAACAGGTACCGCTTGGGGAGCAGATGGAACATCTTGTACATCATGAGCTTCCACGCCAGGAGCAGAGACTTTAGGAACAGCATGGGCCGCGAGCATCTCACCAACGGGGTTTTCGAAAGAAGCAACCGCAAGGCGAGTTCCACCACGCATACTTCGGCGCTTATTACGGCTTTGTCTGCGACGCATGCTTCTCTTTTTACTATTCTTTCGCTTTCCACCAGCCATACCGGGTACACCAGCGTGACCAGGAAACATCGAAAGAAAACCAGGACGAACAAATGAATCTGCTACACAGTCCTTTCCTACTCCAGAATATTGTTGATACACAGGATTTCCAACCGAAACATAATCAGAGGGAGATACGGAATAACCGCCTCCACGGGAACGTCTGGATCGTCGCATTCTATTGAGAGGAAATGATTAAAAGCTAGCATGATGGAAAAAGGACGCAGTCGTAATGGGATTCGATTCGGGCATGATTCGTACAATCTGATATTTACGAAAATTCTCGTTCCATTCCACTTCAACAGGAAGTCCTGATGTTTTTCCTGCAAATAGCTTGCGGAGTTCCTGAGAGAGTTGCAATGTTGGAATAGAAGCCATTCCAAGTGATTCGCCCTCTTGTGCCGTTAATGAATATGTATCGGGTAGAGCAGATTTGGTGTAGGGAGTACAGAGAGCACAAAGTGTTTGTACCATATCCTGGCTGCGTTTCAGAACGGGTGCGATGAATTTGACAGGTGCATGCTCGGAAACGGTTACCGTATCTTTCCAGTACCATCGTGGTTGTCGGGAATGATCGGGCTGAATGATCCAATAAATCGCAGAGTTGTAATGAAGATTCCAATCTTTTAGGGCAATCGGCTTGACAATTTGGGGCTGAAAGGCCAAGAGAGGCTGATCAGGAGGAAGAGATCCCCAGAACGAACGTAGGGCATTCCATCGTTCGGAAAAGGGTTGATGAGACCAAAGATCCTTTCCTTGGTGAATGACAATGTCTTCAATCTGGAGAACGGATTCACCAGCAAGAATGTTAGCAAGACATACAGTAGCACCCTTCTGGCAAAACGTAGGCGGGAGAAGCCATCGAAAAGTCATTCCTTCCTGGCGCTCAGGATACCAGATGCAAGGGGCGAATTCATCCATGAAAATAAGGTACCCAACCGGGCGCTTGTCGAACTTGGGCCATAACCAAACGGTTCCCGATGAAAAAGTGGGCTTGGAACGATGAAAGGGCATGTGAATCTCCACGCGTTCTTTCAAGAATGGAAATGTACGAAAAAGGGATTCAATGGCCGAGATATGATCATTATCTAGGCGACGGAATCGTGGAACCTTTTGCTTCTCAAAATGGGGAGTGGTGTTGCTAATCGATCGACTCATTCTGTATTTGAAACGTATTATGGCTTTAAACTCATTAAAAAGCTGAAAAACTGGTGTCGTTGGCCGTATCATTTGCAAAAATACCAGGCATGAATTCCCCACCACCTTGAATGATCTCTGTTTGAAACGTTTGTGCGTTATCATTGGAGACCTGACTGGTATGACTCGCGACACCGGATTGAACCGCAAGAGAACTCATGTCATTAGAAGGTGGGGGACGAAACGCACGCTCGGGATGACGCAAATTCTCTGGAATATCCGAACTCTCCTGTTTTTCATGGTAGGGATCGGTTGCTTGAGGATCTCCATAAACAACTGCTTCATCTGAAGGAGCAGCGGCACTAGGTGCATTCGGGCCGGAAGAAGCAACATCGCGAGGGGCATAGATGGGGGCTTGACGGATTTCAATAGAGGCAGGGGCAGGAACTTCGAATGGCTCCATAGGAACCGGTGAATCATCAATTGTAAATACTCTATCACGGATCATCAAGTAGACAGCAAATCCGACCAACAAAATGGAAATCAGAACGACATAGGAATTCATTTCTCTTTTTGGTCTCGTGAAAATCGTATGAGGAATTCTCCATCATTTGGTAGTTTCTTGTTTTTGATAGCAGTAGGGCTTGTCATCATAACTGATGCAGATTTCCACTGTTGAACCGTATTCCATTCACTTTCTAAGGCATTCACAGCATCCAATGTATCTTTCTTCAAAATACATCGCATCCATTCTCCAATTTGTACGAGAGTTGCATAAGAGTCTTCTTTGATCAGGTGATAAGGAACCGTACGTACTTCTAGAAGATCCGAACCAAGCTGATCTTGGGTTAAGCGTTTGGCTTTCCATGCAAGTGCGCCAGAAAGTACTGTTTGATGTTGATATTCGTATGCGATGGTATGATCATTATATTCTTCCATAAACCAATTTGATCCAGAATAATAAGTACAGGTTGAAAGGGTTGAAATAGGTTGATCTGCCAGCCATACAAAAATTGAGGGCATGACAACTCTTAATAGATATATCAAACACGCTATTTAAGCATTCATCAAGGTTATACACTAGAAGATGACGTCCTTAAATACGGTTGTACTTTCCATTAAGGGTGATCCCAAAAAGGCTACACTATCGTTAACGGATGATCGATCGTTGACGATGGATATCATTCAAAAATATTTCAAGAAGAAGGAGGCTCCTGAACTCGTATGTCAATACGAGGCAAATCGTATGGTGTTGTCTGTGATTGGATATAAAAAAGGTAAAAAAGGGACAGAAAACAAGATTGAATTGCCCGATCCTCATTTGGAGACGGTACTCTTTGGAGATGCTTTGGTGATTGCATCCCATACTCCACGCTGGGAACAACCGATTCCATATACAGTCGATCAATGGAATGCATTCTATCAAGAACAGGGTGATGAGGAGGATGAGGAGGATGAGGAGGACGAAGAGGATGAGGAAGAGGTAGAAGAGGAGGAGAAATCAGTTAAAGATGATTTTGAGGAGAGCGACACAGATGAGAAGGATTTAATTCCAGATAAGGAAGAGGAAGCGGAAGAGGAGGCGCCGGTGGTGGTGAAGCGGAAACGCGCCCCCATCCATCCGAAAATCGATGCCAATGCATGGAAAGAAGAAATTCCGATTGATTCGGAGGCGGAATCCAATCCATTACGTGTGAAATGTCTACAAGCATTATCTTTCTTGAGTCCAATGTTCCCTGAGGAAGAGATTCGTAATTTGGAGAAAGCAATCTTTCAAGCATCGCATCAATATGCCCAACGACAATACATTGCACAAAACTGGAAAACTCCACAATTTTGCGAAGCGTATCGACAACGTTTTCGATCTGTCGTTAGTAATCTGCATCCCAAGAGCCCTGTTGGAAATACACGCCTTATTATGCGTGTTCAAGAAGGCGAATTTCCATTATCATTCGTTCCATTTATGTCAGCCTACGAAATGTTTCCTGAGCATTGGTTTGCGTTGAAAGATAAGTTGTTGCAACGCGAACAAAAGATTTTGGAAGGAAACAAAAGTCGTGCGACGGATCAATTCAAGTGCAGACGATGTCAAAAGCGTGAGTGTACGTATTATGAACTTCAAACACGTTCTGCAGATGAGCCCATGACCATCTTCATTACATGTCTGAATTGCGGAAAAGAGTGGCGTCAAGGTGGTTAAACAATGATATGAAATGGTAGAGTGGTACGTTTATTTTTATTAGGATTGATTCAAGGACAATATGCTTCCCACCGTGCTTTTACTCCTTTTTCTTCTTTTTCACAATCATCCATAATCAATTGAAAAAAATCAGACTCCATTTTTTCTTGAAGATACTCATGAAGCGATCCTTGTGCACCACCGCATTCAAAATGGGGATTATCAAATTCGGTTCCATCGGAAAAGATAGGTTCAGAAGAAGAACGTGGTTGATCTTTCAAATAACGCAACAACAATTTATGATAGATCTCTGCATCATGTACTCCATAGCCTGCAAGATTTAATTGGATTCCATTCACATCAAATTGATGAAGATAAGAACGAATTAATCGATTTTGAACATGACCGTGTCCTGCCTCAATCATCGCATTGTAAAATCCATAGGTTCGATTAGGAAATAGCCAATGAATTGGTTTAGAAAATCTTCGATAAATATCGATCTGTCCTGGGTGAGCCGATAAATAATGCACCGTTCTTAGATTGGGAAAAAAAGAGGGAGTCAACAAACGATGGACTCCTTCGCGACTGCAGTGAATCAGGGTAGCCGTGGTCGCATTGGGAAAACAGAGTTGAGGCGTAAAAGGTTGAGATCCGATTTTATATAAACAGACGTTCTTGCTATGTTGAAGATAGGAATAGATGGAACGCATCTTATAGTAAGAATAGGATGATGTCTTTAGATGTGATCGATTTTTATTTGAACTCCAAAATGTCGCTGAAGGGCCGATTGTTGTGCTTGGGTAGGGAGCGATTTATGCGATTCGATATCTTTAAATGTATTTTTTGGAAAAGAACATTTCTGATCGGCTTTTTCTTGGGTTAGACCAAGTTCCATACGTTTTCGAATCAATGCTTGAATCGACTCTCCAGATACGCGCTTCTTGGGGGCGGATATTTCATCGCTTTGTTCGAGTTTGGAGAGCCGAGCCCTCTCGGAATCGACATGGGGTTTACTATCTTTTGGGTTGCGGCGCTTGAGAACAACGGTGGTCCAATCTTGGTGTTCCATGTGTGTCTTTTTTGTTATCATTCCCAGATCATCAAATTTTTAAATCCAAAGAATCAATAAGTGATGATCTCGATGATCGAAAGAAAAAATATACCTATTTCAAAATCTATTTTATATGAACAAGAATATCGTCTTATACAATCGATACGTAAACGTAGAGCATTAAGCGATCGTCGTCGATCTCCGATTAAAGAAGTAAGAGGTCGGACAATCTCCAATACTCGAAAGATCCGTTTGGAAGAGGTCGTTTCACAATGAAAGGAAGCCGTTTTTGTTCAAGTTCTAGACGAGCAATGTCTCTTACATCGGTTATGTGCTTAGGAACAGCGACAAAAGGAGCGGATCCTTTGCTGATTTGATTGGCACGAAGACCAATGATTTTGGTTCGTTCAAAGTTGGTAAGAAAGGGGTATGTCCGGTGATGCTCATCTGCCTGGTCGCCTCCAGGTGGGGCGATTTGTAATGGAATTTTGGGGAGAACTTGCTCAACGTAATCCAACATGCACTCGGGATGTTGCTGGTAGAGTTTTTTGAGTTCAGGTTTCATCTCGGACCCGACTTCTTCTTCTGGAAGTTCTACCGCATCATACTCCTCGGCATCATATTCTTCGTATTCGATATCTTCTTCGTCTGCCATGGTTCTACCTTGAATCATGGAATTTAAATCATCAAATTTTACGGGATCATGAAAATTGATACCAAAATCATCTAAAAATCAGCATAAAGATTCCATCTATCTATTCCCTAGACATGACGGAAGTAGAACAAGAAGTCAAAGCATATGAGAGCTTCGATGATATGGGTCTAAATGATCCATTGATTCGTGGCGTATACACCTATGGTTTTGAGCGCCCCTCCAAGATTCAACAGCTTGCGATTGTTCCAATGCGTGAACAAAACGACATTTTGGCGCAATCCCAGTCGGGAACAGGAAAAACGGGTGCCTTTACGATCGGAGCGTTATCCGCCGTTGATCCATCGAAGCGTGCGCCCCAGGTTCTTGTCATTTGCCCAACTCGTGAGTTATCGCAACAGACGGAGCGCGTAGCAGCGTCGATTGGTTCCTATATGAATCTGAAAGTTCTTTCTGCGACGGGTGGTAATCAGATTCGCGCCGATGTTTCTGCGTTGAAGTCGGGTGCACAATTTATTGTGGGTACCCCTGGCCGTATCTTTGATCTGATTTGTCGTGGAGAGCTATCGGTGGAGCACATGAATTATGTTATTCTAGACGAGGCCGATCAAATGTTGGAGGATCTATTTGTGGACCAGATTCGCGCGATTCTGAATAGCAAGTTTCCACCCACCACTCGTCTGGCCCTGTTTAGTGCAACCATGCCGAAGAACGTTCTCGAGATTGCAGAGACATATCTGAGCAACCCTGTTCGCATTCTCCTTCCACCTGATGAGGTGACCTTGGAGGGAATCAAGCAGTATTATGTGTGCCTGGATCGTGAGGATTGGAAGTTGCCCGTTCTCCTCGATCTGTATCAGCAGATTACGGTGAATCAGGCGCTGATTTATGTGAATAAGCGTCAAAAGGCGGAATGGTTGGCAAAGCAGCTGACATCGCAGGGGTTCACGCTGGAGTTCATTCATGGTGAGATGGAGGTGGCGGAGCGCAAGAAGCGTATGGAGGATTTCCGATCGGGTATGATTCGCGTCTTGATCAGCACGGATCTGTTGGCTCGTGGTATTGATGTTCAGCAGGTATCCTTGGTGATCAACTATGAGATGCCGATTCAGCGCGAGAATTACGTGCACCGCATTGGTCGTTCGGGCCGTTATGGCAAGAAGGGCAATGCGATTAATCTGGTCTGCGGCGATGAAATGAATGCGGTGAAAGAGATTGAAGCGCATTATTCCACCGTTATTTCGGAGCTTCCAGAGGATTTGAGTGCATTGAGCGTATCATAATTAACCATTAAAAATATATATAGAAATCATAACAAAAATAATTATATTTTTGTTATTTTATTCGCGGATATCATGGCGACACGTCGGGCATGATACATGCTGTTGGAACCATGTATCGATGCAATCTTGGTGAAATCGATGCGTGCAATGACGGATGATACGCATGGACTGATTTTGTTCAATGGGATCTTGGCAGATCGTGCAATTGTCGTCCTGTGTTTGTAGTGCGGTAGTAAGAATGGTACCTGCCTCAATTTGTTCAGGGCTAGGGAAAACATGTACACGATCATTCAGGAAGGCTTGCATATTGATTGAACCATATGGTCCAGTGGATCCAATTCCAATCGCACCATAGTTTCTTCCTGTAGACCCAATTCCAACGGAAGAGGGTACTCGAATTCCAGACGATTCAGATGATCCGATTCCCACCGATGAAGCGCCAATTAATTCTCCAAGGAAGGTCATGATAGGGTCGGCGGGAGGAGATTGAAAGATAGAGCGCTGGCTCCTTCCAAGTTGAGATGCTCCTGCGAAGATGTCGCTTTGAATGGGGGCCACGTAGTTTGCATTCAATAGATCGTTAATGGATGATCGAGAAAAAGGGATAATGACCGGTATGGTCGAAGGAGCCGCTGGAACAGAAGGGCCACTAGGAGCAGGATGAAGGCGCTCATACTCTGCACGTTGCTCTTCATATGGATTATGCTGGGCGACACTGATAATATAATTCAGTACATCCCCTACATTTCGAAATCGAGTAGGACGATACAAGAGATCAGGGAAGTGATTGTGAAGATCGTTAAGAAGGGAAATCGAGTAAGGATTCGACATGATGGGGTTGGTAGTGATAACTTAAGCCCAAATCGCGTTCAATTTTTTAGAATGGCATCGCAGGATCCAAACCTGAAAGGTGTTGTCGGAATTCAAAATATGGGAAATACATGTTATTGTAATTCCACCATCCAGCTTCTTCGAGCCTGTTCCGAATGGGATGCATTTTGTTTAACGGAACCTTTTGATGAACAACTCAAATCGGTTCCAGAAGATAATAAAGATAAACGAATTTTATTAGCGTATCAAGATATCTTAAAATCTTTGTGGTCTGCATACTTGCCTGCCTATGTTCGTCCACTTGGATTCATCTCTGAAGTATGCAAAGCGGTGAAGGGAACGTTGTACGAATCATTTGGTATACCCGTTCCAAATGATAGTCATGAATATTTAGTCTATTTATTGGATCATTTTCATGAAGCGCTAAAAACGACTCGTGAATATGTCGAGGAACCGATTCCATCCATGTCAACCGATCAAGAGAGAATGCGTGTGATGGCAAGGAATGGATGGAATCGCTATGTTGCTAAAAATACCAGCAAGGTGGTGGATCTTTTCTTTGGAATGACGCGAAAAACAATTCATTGTACCAATTGCAAAAATAATACATATCAATGGGAGGTATTCAATTCGTTAAAGGTTCCTTGCGAAGGCCAGACGTTTGTAGAGTGGATTCGAAAGGAGGCAAGAGAGCAATCCGAAATCGAGGGATATGCATGTGATGCATGTAAAGGGCGTCATACCGCGAGCATTCAAGTGCATTTATGGCGGCTTCCTCAAAATTTGTTTATTACATTGCGTCGATTCAATTATGATGGTCGAAAGAATATGACACAATGTCCCTATCAAGGGGATGTTCTTTCGATGAATGAATTCTTTGCTCCTGAATCGGAGGCTGCGGAAGAACCATGGAATTATGAATTGCGAGGGGTATCCGATCATCATGGAACGCATATGGGTGGGCATTACACCGCCCAGTTCAAACACCCGATCTCCCATCAATGGTGGTGGATGGATGATGAGCGTGCCAGATTCTTGGAGAATCCGCAATTTTCAAGTTCCAATTACATCTTCTTTTTCAAGAAAATTTAGAAAATCGAGGCAGAGGAATCCGCTAGATTCTTTTTCTTTGAATAGTCTTCAAACCCTTCGGGGTTCGAATGATTCAAGAAGGTTGTTTCTACACGTCCCATAAATCCGGATTCGCCACATACACGATAGTGAATGTGTGATTCCAGTTTACCCGCGAAGGGGACCTTATATTGTTGAGGATCACGCACTTTGAGATGGGCGACTCCATTCGCATCCGAAACTGCAACACCTGCATTATCATATTGCTTATAGGCATCCATCCATGAATTCAAGCTCTTTAATCCCTCCGCAGCAGGTTCGGCGGCCCAATAAAGAATTTTGGTATGAGGTGTAATGACGACTTGCACTTCTTTCGTTGCTCCCGGAGGTTCACGAACTTGTAAGACAGAACATGGGACAAGTGTTGGTCCAAGAAAAGGAAGATAGGTATCACGATCGAACATGACATAGAGGGCGGAGAGACCCACTAGAACATAGAGTCCGGTTGCTACATGAGATCCCACGAAGCGTTCAAGAAGATTCACATTCATTATTCCCACTACCAGCCAATTAAGGGCACCAATCACAAGTAGCATCACTGCCACTTTATACAGCAATTTGGAAAGATAGAGAGGAGACCATACCCCCTGAAAGCGATCCTTGAATGACATTTCTACTGTAGAGAATCATTTTAACATTATTCCTTTTCTTTGAGTAATGGAATGCAAGGTAGATGAACCGAATCAATTAACTATGATTGACACGGTTGAAAAGAATATAACAGAAACGACAGCATCCATTATAAAATATTTATTATTCTTTTTAAAACCGTCTCATCAGGCCTGCTTGTTTTCCGTATTTCATTATGTTATCTTTGCCATTGGATTCTATGTTTTCTTTTTCGTAAAGTATCAACCTTATCGAATTATCGTGTATATTTGTATAACATTTGCCGCCATTAGTTATGAAATATTTAACAAGTGTTTGTTTACCTCGATTGAATTATGTTTATCACCTATGCAAAATCCAATTCAAGAAATCATGTGTACTTATTTTGGAGAAGCCATTGAAGGAAACGAGAGTTCGAAAACATTTTTAACAACCACGTCGCTTGCATTAGGATTGATTATTATCATGGATTTCATAAAAAATAGAAAACGATAAAAGATAACGTAAAGCCGTCTGATATGTTTCATCATATGGCTCTCGATAACGCACTTTTACAAAAACATAATGTACGACTCTACGGAAGTGATGTAGATACCTATGATATCATTAATGATTTTCTAGAGGACAATCGTAGTGAACAGGCGTTCTATGTAGTGGATCTGGGTGAGATTGTGCACGCAGTGAATCAGTGGAGAACGCTTCTTCCGATGGTCACTCCCTATTATGCGATCAAGTGCAATCCAAATCCGGTCATGCTAGAAGCACTGGCCTCTCTTGGTGTGAACTTTGATTGTGCGAGTGAAGCCGAAATCAAGACAGTGATTGAAATTACACAGGATCCAAAGCGGATTATTTTTGCGAACCCGTGCAAGATGTCATCCCAGATTCGATATGCACGTGCCAATGATGTGGATTGTATGACATTTGATTCGGAAGAAGAACTCTATAAGGTCAAGTTGTTTCATCCGTATGCAAAGTTGATTTTACGTTTGGCGGTGGATGACAGCAAGAGTGTGTGCAAGTTTAATAAAAAGTTCGGATGCCGTTTGGAGCAGGTCCAGGAACTGCTTGTGATTGCCAAGACGCTGAAGCTGAATGTTATGGGATTCAGTTTCCATGTGGGAAGCAATTGTTCTTCAGAGGATACGTATTACGATGCGTTGAAAACGGTGCGCGAGGCGGTCGATATCGCGAAACAACTCGATATTTCGATAACGATGGTGGATATTGGTGGCGGGTTTCGCGGAGTGGATGGTCCAGGTATCTCTTTTCTTCAAATTACGGAAAAGATCAAAGAGGGAATCCAGGACTTTTTCCCTGATCATGAGGAAAAGGGAATTGAATTCATGGCGGAACCAGGACGTTATTTTGCTCAGCGCACTCATACACTGGTTATGAATGTCATTGGAAAGAAGATTGTTATGGACAAAGATGAAAAAACAATCATTTATTATTTAAATGATGGAATTTATGGATCGTTTAATTGCATCATGTTTGATCATGAGCATCCGATGATTTTGCCATTCAATGAGCGGAATGAAAAGCAGTTTCGAAGCCGGCTGTTTGGTCCGACATGTGATTCGATTGATATGATCTCCGACGAGGTTATGTTGCCTGAGTTGGCAACGGGTGAGTGGGTCTATTCGGAAAACATGGGTGCGTATACGTGTGCGGCAGGGTCGAACTTTAATGGATTTCGAACCAATCTATTTCGTTATATTTTGAGGTCATAAGATAGAGAGGGATGGCGAATCCATATCATCCATATCAATCAGAAGCGAATATGATGGCAGCCCTTGAGGCCAATTCAAACCAATTAGAGAAGGCTGCACAGAAAAAACGAAACGCAGCAAATCTAAAAGCCGGCATCCAAGAAAGCAAAAAGAATGAAAATCGATATCATCAGAAAGAAACAGAAGTTGCATCCTATTTACAAGAAGCAGGCTTAGAGAAAATTAAAACAGAAGGAGATGGAAATTGTTTTTTCTACGCGGTACAGGGATATGGACAGATTAAAGGAAGACAAGAGATGTCCGTATCCGTATTCGATTTACGTACTATTGTAGCGAAGACCATAGAAACCAATCCTCAATTTAAAAACTATTTTGAATCACCTGATAAACTAAAAACTCATATAAAAAACATAACCAATAAAAAACAGAATACATGGGCGGATGAAGTAGATGTTGCCGCATTTTCGGATCATTTTAAGGTATGTATTGTTGTTCATGATTGGCATGAAAATAATCAGTTTCCCTATCACATAAAGCAACTTACTTATCCTGATAGATGTGATATAAAAAGAGATAGCACCATCATTCATATTTTACGTACAAACATGAATCATTATAGTTTATTGATGCCAATCCATGATCCAGAATATGATGCAATTAAACTATTTTTTAATGGTATGGTAGCCTTACCTATGAATCAAGACGTTGCAATGGCGCAGCAAAATCAGATTCAACAAATGGAAAGACATGTGGCCAATGCATCATATAATCTTTCAACACTTCATTTGAACCGCCCATATATGAATCAGGCGGCATTGAAGAAATCCAATGATCGGATTAAGAGATGGTCAGAAAAATTAGGTAAAATCGAAAAAATATTAAAATCGGTACATAAGGAATCACCTGAATACAATATCGTTTCAAATAGTGCAGAATTAATACGTAAAAAAATAGCAGACGAGAAACGTAAAAAACAAGGTGGAACGCGTAAACGTAGAACTCGTCAAGCACGAAATAAAAATAAATCCCGTCGACGATTATAAGTACATTCCATGGGGCAATGGCTCTTCTTCCTTCTTCTTGATAAACAATGGAACATGTTCCTTCTTGACAATGAAGGGGAGGGAAAAGTCCTTGATGTGAAATGGTAATTGAGGGGAATTATACATGCGGAGCATATTGATTTTCTGTGTCATTTGTTCGATGCTTCTCTTGAGTTCTCGCACACCCTTCTCGTCTTTGGCGTATTCTTCAATGACCTTTGTCAGAATCTCCTTCGAGATCGAGACTTTTTCGTGAAGATTCACCTCCTTGAGAGCGGTTGGCAACAAGTATTGCTCGGCAATGACCGTCTTTTGTTTCAAGTCATATCCCTTCAGATCGATGACAAGCATACGATCCAGTAGAACCTTATCAATCTTATTGATATCATTCGCGCTGAACACAAACATGACCTTGCTTAAATCGATAGGAACACCCGACAGGTATTTGTCCTCGAAATCGCCGTTTTGGACGGGATCCGTCAGATGGATCAGCAAGTTCATGACCTCTTCACCCTTCGGTGTCTGAGAGATCTTGTCGACTTCATCAAACATGAGAACGGTACTCATCGACTTGGAGGCAATGAGAGAATTCACAATCTTGCCACAGTGAGATGACTCGTAGACTAGCTGATGACCCGTGTAGGTACTTGCATCTGAATCACCGCCCAAGGAGATGAATTGAAAGGGCCATCCAAGCGCCTTAGCAATTCCGTTCTTGATCAAGGATGTCTTTCCAATGCCGGGTGGACCGGCAAGAAGAAGACAAAGACCTCGTCCGTTGGGATTGGCGATCTTACTGCAGATGAATTGCATGATCTGGAGTTTGGACTCTTCTTGACCATAGACAGCATCATCGAGACATTTCTTGGCAGTTTCCATGAATGCCGCGCACTTTTCTGAACCATCTTCGAGACGAACGGGAATGTCCTTGTAGACTCCAAAGGGGATGCTAACAACCTTATCCAGCCAGGATCGAAGTTTAAAGTATTCGTTGCTGGACGCTTCCAGTGTTTGAAGGCTATTGTATTTCGCAAGGATGTTTGCCTGAATTTCCTTGGGAAGTTTCATGGTAAGAATATTAAGCATGAGATTGAATCCATTGTTGCTGGCGGTGGGACGGTTTTCGAGTGCAACAATCAGCTCTTTTTGTTTTTCATCCGTGAGTGTTTTGAATTGTTCGATCTGACTGTCAATTGTGTTTTCTTCGACGGGGGTTGTCAATAATTCTACAAACTTCTTGACCGAAGAGGACTCTTTTTTCATGTTATGTTTTTTAGGGACCATGGCATCTTGTTGTCCCCCTCCCATTTTGAGAATGTAGGTAAACAGACCTCGATTGGCTTCCTCCTCATCCATTTCTTCTTCCTCCTCGTCTTCCTCCTCGTACTCGTCTTCCTCTTCCTCCTCGTCTTGCTCTTCGGTTTCTTCCAAATCTTCTTCCATTTCTTCTGATTCCGATTCCTCCTCTTCTTCCATTTCTTCGGTTTCGGTTTCGGTTTCTACCACTCTTCGGCGGGCTTCGACTTTCGGTTTTCTGCGAACCTCTGGATAATGAACCGTATTCTTTTTGAGTTCTTTGCTTTCTTTCTTTTTCTCACGAGCCAGTTCCTTATCGATACGTTTCTTTGCAAGAACCGCTGCTCGACGAACAGGTTGGCGAGGAACATAATCCTCGTCTTCTTCTTCTGAGTCGTAATCAATGAGATCACGAATGTTTCCACGACTGTCTACGCTACTGTCGCTGTCTTCATCATGACCGCCGTGCTTTCGCACGCGACGGTCCTTCTTGGATTTATCGGATCGCCCCATTCTATTTAGAAGGTTGTTTTTCGCCATGATGTACGTGCGTAAATGCGCCTACATCATGAATATGTTAATCAGTCAATTTTTTATGATTATCGACGATGTGTCAGACGACGAATCAAACGTGATGTGGTGCGATTCAATGAACGCACTCCCTTCTTGGCAGTCCCCTTCGCCTTCTTAAGAAAAAACCGAACACGGCGCTTAGTGAAGCGTCCCGCGTTCTTTGCCGCCTTGAGTGTTTTCGGAATCAATACCGTACTATTTCTGGATCTGCGCATTTCTAGTAAGAAAATATATTTTAAATTTGTAATGAGGGCTTAGAATCGCTGGATACTTTCGTACATATCGAGAAAGGTAAATCGAGCTTTATTGGATAGACCTACCATTTCGGGTTGACGGATGGTCAAGGGCTGAATACGTTCCATGATCTCCCCTTTTAATGTGGAACGAATCAATCCAATCGCATCATTTTCATCATTCTTCAAAGGGTCCACGCGAATGGCTTTCATGATTCTCATGAGACAATCTGCAAATTCTTCAATCAACTTGGTCGATTCGCTCATCTTTGTATTGGCTTCTACTTGTCCAATAATCTTGCTAATAATTTTGAGAAAGGTATCAATATCCATAACATTGTTTTTAATCAATTCTGCCAAGAACTGGGAATAACCGCGACGATACTTTTTCTCTACGTTGCGTTTGCACATTTCAGTGTAGGTTTCTGTTTGATCCTCTGCGACTTCCTCAAAGATTTCCATGTATTGTGTGTATAAATTTGCCATTTCGGTGAGTAGTACCGGGTATAATGTACTGAGTTCGCTTAACAGTTTCGCATAGAGAGGACAGAAGATCTCCTCACTTGCTGCCTTTTCAAATACAATCTTCATGAAACACTTCATCATGTCGGTTTGACCACTGTCAATGATCGTAGTAATGAACTCCTTGATTTCATTGTAATTGGAATGACTGAACTTATTTAGCTTTCCAAGAAGAATCGTATTGAGAATGGTGTCTTCCACTTTTTCTGATGTTTTTTTGAACTTGCTTACGTATTTTTGATGAGGGGTACGAAATCCATCCGAGGATTCATTCCATGCACAACGACGTGTATCATTATTGGAAGTAGCTGCCTCTTCATTTACAGGAGCACGATTTCCGAACGCATGATGCGAGGTACGATTATTAGATGGCTTGGAGGGTGCACGATGAGAATGGGATGAGCCACGCCAATCCACTGTTTTCCAGCCATTATGATCGGAACTTCGAACGGATCGGTGAATGGCTTCAATCATCGTAAGAATGGGGGCAGGAACCGTTGTATCCCGGATGCTCTTCCTTAACGAGTGGACCGTCTGAATGTCTTGGGTGATGGAAGACATAGTAGGATAGATTAGTGTCTGTTTAAGCTTGGCATTGATTCAAATTTTAGGTTGTGTTTGGATTTCCGTTTAAATCGCGAGGAATCAATCAGATGAGTTCGGTGGATGCAATGATCGATGTCGATGCGTTTTCTAATTGGCTTGGATTAACGACTCAGGCCGCGCGCGCCAGTCTAAAAATGCAACTCTCTTCCTGGTCCTCTGATCCGGCTCAGTTAGTACAATTACGTGAGAAAGCCAAACGCTTTCAAGTGGCGTTTCAACAGGATCCTACTTTTTTTGAAGCCTGTGAAAAACAATTTCAAGAAGTTGCTGCAATCGAAGAAAAATGGAATGGACTGTTGAATCCTGAATCGGAACTGGAGAAAGAATCCTATGGAGAAATTTTGTTTTTCAAACCCATCCTTCAGCCATTGAACTTTGTTCCGTTTTTTTTAACCATCTGGTCTGCCTTGAGGGTCTACATTTTACCAGGATTGTCGCTTCTGATTCCATTCTTAACTCTGTTAGCCCCATATTTCATTTTAACATTTATGTTCAATATTCCGATAACCTTTCAAAATTATATGGCAATGTTGCAATCGATGGTATCAGGAAATTTTCAGGCGATGATGAATCCAAATGCAATCAAAGAGGTTCCCTCTGAAAAAGGGAGCATTTTCCAATCGATTAAACAAGTTGGCCTAATGATGATTACTTTTGTCCAGGGAATCATCCAACCCTATTGGACCTATCATCATCTGAATTCGATTGATTCCATTATTCAAGAACACGGTGATAGGGTACTTCGTTTTCGTACCTGTTATCAAACATTATCCAACCTGTTGGATTCACATGGATTTACATTTTTTAACTGTCCACTACCCGAATGCTCAAATGAACGTGATGCAACCGCGCGAATTTTATTGGAATCTTCTTATTTCAAGATGGCACTTCGATACATTGGATCCTTAGAGGTTATCATGCGTCTTACCCATCAGAAAGACGTTCATCCTGTTCAGTGGGTGCGATCGGAAACTCCGATCTTTCGTGCAAAGGATACATTTGATTTCCAGGTTCCCCAAACCGATCGAAAAACATTATCGGTTCGTCTCGATACCCATCGTCATGCCTTATTAACCGGTCCAAATAAGGGCGGAAAATCAACCGTTCTGAGAGCCCTATCCACCAGTGCATTATTAGCACATACTTATGGATGTTCATTTGGTCATCTTACTGCAACACCTTTTGAAACCATGTTTGTTTGTTTGAAACCGGATGACCTACCAGGATCCAAATCACGATTTGAGCGTGAGATAGAATTTACGGCATCGACCCTAACCCGTCAGGGTCCCATTTTGGTATTCATTGATGAACTATATCATTCAACCAATCCACCCGATGCCTTGCGTAGTTGTGAGATTTATTGCAATCAGCTCTGGAAGAAAACAAAGACGATTAGTGTGATTAGTACGCATATTTTTGAATGGGTTGAAAAGGCACCGAACGAAGTTCAACGATTATGCTGCCCTGCAACAATCAATGAAAAGGGCGAGATTGCGTTTCAGTATCAATTGGAGGAGGGAATTTGTAAAGTCAGCAGTGTGGATACGTTATTGAAAAAGAATGGATTGATGCTATCGTGCGCCTGAATTGAAATTGAAAATCTCTATGAACCACCAGAATGACGTACCTGAGTGATACACTTACGATCGGTCTTGTCCTTGTTCTTTTGTTTGGATCGATCGCTCTCTATTTGTACACGTGTATCCAGCAGTCTGAACAGAAAATCAGCTTACTCGAGTCCATTTTGCTGGATATCAAGATGAGTGGTGAAATTAAATCCTATACAGAACTACCGGCAGACGATGCAGCACCTGCCACACCAAATAACTCCTCTGTTCATTCACCTGCATCTACGGAGGATTCATATGTTCCATTTGAAGAGGAGAAGACCTTGGAGGAAGCAGATGATACTGTGATTGATGTCGATGGTGATTTAGAGGAGAAATTGAATGAGGCGGCAGAGTATCAGGCGGTGGTTTCGGAAGCCATCGAAGAAGTTGCTTCCAGCCCTACATCATACAATGCTGACCAAAAGACAGAAGTGTCGTATGAGTCGATGTCATTAAAGGAGCTTCAAGCACTTGCGAAATCACGAGGAATCATGGGTCTGACCAAGAAGGGTCCATTGATTGAGGCATTGAAAACATCGGATCGCAGTCAGGTGAAACCCGGCTCGATTTCCGCGGTGGGTACAAATTCATTTCTAGAAAGCAGTGCATCCGTTAGCGATGAATCGGCCTGAATTCATTCCCAAAACAAGTAGTAACGATAGATGGATAACGGATTTACAAGAGATACTTCTCCGAATCTATTTAGCTCTCCTTCATTGGGTTCAGAGTATCGTGGAGCACATCAAGCAGCAATACCATCGGCTAAGAACATCTTTCCAGCAAGAGACAGTCGCTATCCCGCCCGCGCCGCGGCGCTTGACGATGGTCGTTTGGTAACCGATTATCGCCCTCAATGCTCGAAAAACATTCGTGTGGGACAGCAATTCCATACCAAAAAATGGATGATTTCACATGCCGAAGAATTGATGCATGAGGCTCGCAAACGTCAGGTAGAATGGTCCGGTGCATCTCTGCCTATGGCAAATACCGTTCCACCACCAGCTGCAATAGTTCGTTCGACCCCATTTTATTCCGAAGTAAACCCGACCCACTGGAAAGGAGGAGTGGGTGTAGAACGCGCCAATGCGGCCTCTCCCGATCTATTTGGAACATTTACCTATGCTCCATCCATTTCAGAAATTCAGAACAATCGCAAGAACATTTCAATGACAACGCGTGAAGAGGGTGGTCGTAACTCGAAACGTGGACAGTTCTAAACTTAAAGGTCTTCGATCTACCTAATCGTAGGGATAACCCTCATAAAGACCTGTCTTTCAAAGGTAGGAAGCGCATCTTATAAGTGTGTAACGCGGGATCGATACCCGCCAGGTCTACTTTTTCCGATCCATGTGATTGTCTCGGAAAATTACAATAAAAGCAACAAAGCAACGGTTGTTCCTACGCTTACCACGAATCCCGCCGTATAATAATACCATGCATTCTGGTACGTTTGAGCAGTATCAATCTTTTTTTCAGCGACTTGAACGTCTTGTTTAGAAGTTAAAATAATCTCTTCCATCGTATCGAGATAGGGTTGTTGTTCGGCCACCATTTCATTTAGAATTTGCATACTGTCTTTTAAGGTGTCAACATCTCGTTGAATTTGTTCTAATACGTCTTCTTCGTTCATCTACTCCGTGGCGAGAATCTAAACTGAACTCGGTGTTTATGAGTAGAATGTCGAGTGTGTTTTCAAGTGATGCGCTTTCAAACAAAATACTCGCATTTGACATTGGAATCAAAAATCTTGCTTTTTGTATTTTGAAAGGAAATGATGTCATTGCTCTACAAAATGTGAATCTCTTACCACCTGTGGAGCCTGTATCCTGTTCCAATTGCAAACTGAAAGCATCTTATCGTGTAAAAGACAATGTCTCGGAAAAAGTTTACTGCAAGCGTCATCTTCCCAAGACGCATACGATCTTGCCTGAATTGAATAAAAAGAAACTTCCTGTCCATTCTGTTCTAAAGGAACTAGTAAAAACACACGATTGTGAGACGGATGGAAAGACGAAGGAGAAATGTGTGGAAGCTCTGGCAAAAAAGTTTGCTTTTCCCTTTGATCAACCCAAACAGGCCAATGCGTCCCATGTTTCGCTCGAGATCATTCACGATGCACTTCGCCATTTTGTCAAAGAATCGTGGCCACAAATGATGGGGTGCACACATGTTCTCCTGGAAAATCAGCCCGCATTCAAAAATCCGCATATGAAATCGGTCCAAGTTCTCCTCTTTGCCTGTTTACGAGAACAGTTCTTACAGAATGGTGAAACTCCATCCTATCATTTCGTACATGCCAAGAAGAAAGTACAAGATGCGGAGAAGGGTGATGCAGGATATGCCGAACGTAAGAACAAATCCGAAGCACGTTTGATGGAACTCTTTGATTCGGGCGTTCTTGCTGCTTCATCGTGGTATGTGGAATGGAAGAAGGCAAAGAAGAAGTCTGATATGGCAGATGCGTTATGTATGGCGGTAGATCATATGGAAATCAGCACCTCCAAGTAGGGATGCCACACATCAAAGGGCACTACGGAGTTGCTATTTATGATAATCCATCAAATACAGAGTATCAGAATCCCTATCATATGGGTAAAAAGGGGAGTCGATTTGAAGGGTTGCGATATGGAGTCAAATATGAATGTGTAGAGTATGCCCGACGTTATTACATGCATGTATATGGAGCAACATTTAAGGATGTGGACAATGCGATTGATTTATTCAAGTTGCGTTTTATGACGGATGTAGAAACCAACAAGCGAATTCCTGTTCGCGCCATTCGAAATACACCACATGACATGCCTGACCCAGGTAATCTCATTATTTGGAAAGCGGAAGGGCCATATGAAGTAACAGGGCATGTTGCCGTTGTAGTGCGTGTCATTGGTCCATCTACGATTGAAATTGCAGAACAAAATGGACCGACTCCAAATGGGCATCGAAATGTTCATATTCATCATCCTCGAATTATTGGTTGGCTTGGAATAGAATAATGGACGCAGCTCTATTTGGAGTAAGTGCAATTGTCACCCTTGCGGTGTGTTTTATTGGGGTATTGATATGGAGAGCTTATGAATGGTATGATGATTGTATGCGTGAAAATTAGATGGATCCACGCGATGTTGTAGGAATATGTATGGCAGTATTATTATTCCTATTTTTACTGATTGATTGTATTACTCGATGTAGAGTACATGATTGATTTCTATGATATAAGAAATGATATGGGATTGGATATCAATTTCGGCGGGAGGGATGTATGCCGTTCCTGTTATCCTCACATTTATCACCCAAGACCCATTTCAGCTTTTAGGGCTATTGGGATTGGTCGCCACGTTAGGAATCGGTGAATTCATTAAACATTATATTATCAAAACCGCGAGTCCAAGACCGAAGGGTGCAACCGATTGTAATTTATGGTGTAATGATGGAAATCAAGAGGGTCGACCCGGTATGCCATCGGGTCATTCCTCGCAGGTCGTATTTTTTACTTCCTTTTATTACTCTCAAACAACAAATCCCTGGATTCGTTCCGTTTTGATATTCTATGCCCTTGCTGTCATGTATGCGAGGTATGCGAAGTATTGTCACACGATTCCGCAAATCGCCACGGGTGCGCTTCTAGGATTCCTTGTTTCCAGGTGCGTCTATCATCGTGCTTAAAAAAGACGTTATAAGGAAAGAATATGAGCAGCGTATCCCTCTCCGATATGCAAAACTTCGTAGAAAACATGGGCTCATCCGACATTCAAATTAGTTCCAACATTGGAAATGTCATTGAATTGGGAGGTGAGGATCTTGGAGACGATTTGGGAATCGGATTATTATCGAATCGTCCGTCTCGTCCGGCTCCTCAAGCACCTGCCTTTCAAAAAATTGATGATATCGGTATTGGTTCATTGGAGCCAATGGAGTCCATTTCATTTGATATTCCGGAATCAAAGAATGAGAATCCCCTCCCAGATGTATTTATTAACAAGGAAACGGGTGGATTTTCAAATGATCAATCTGCATCAGGTCCTTCGATTCAGTTGGCAGCGGCGAACCGAATGAGCCCGGATGAAGAGAAGAAAAAGAAGATTGAGCTGATTAACAAGTTGAATCGTTTGGAAGGAAAGGGTTATACGTTGACAAAACGATTTACAATGGATAATGCATTGGAGGAGATTCAGCAGGAATTGGATCGTTTGGTGGATGCTAAGAATTTGGAGGCATCGTTGCGATTCCAGCGTCAATGTCTGATGGGTGTGGTGACGGGTGCCGAGTTCATGAACAGCAAGTTCAATCCATTTGATTGGGATCTGGATGGTTGGTCCGAATCGGTGCATGAGAACATTGAGGATTTTGATGAGGTATTTGAGGAGCTGTATGACAAGTATAAGGGTCGTGGCAACATGCCACCCGAGGCAAAACTTCTCATGTCGCTCGTGGGAAGTGGTTTCATGTTTCATATGAGCAATTCGTTCTTTCGCTCGAAATCAAACAATTTCGATGCAGGAGACATTTTCAAGAACAATCCACAATTGGCGAAACAATTTGCCGCCGCTGCGGCTCAACAGGCGGGTCCAGGATTTGGTAATTTTATGGGCGCGGCCATGGGTGTACAAGGCACACCACAGCAAGGTCCACCTGTATCGATGGGACCCCCTCCTATGTCCAACCCAGGTCCATTTTACCAGTCTTCGGCACAGATGCCACCTCAAGTTCCACAGATGATGGCCGCAGCGCAATCGGCACCAGGCCCTCGTAGAGAGATGAAAGGTCCATCTGGAATTGATGACATTTTGAAGACCTTCCAAGAGGTTCGTTCTGCCGAGCTGGATCCACTTCCACCAATGTATAATCAGCCCTCTCCAAGTATGAACCAGCCCGCCATTCAAGCTATGCATGCCGTAGAGGACATTACCAGTGTTCATTCCGGTGATATTTCAGACAATGACAGTGTACGAACGGGAACTACGGGTCAGCGTCGTGGTCGCAGAAAGGCCAGTGCACCGGTTGGAAACACCATGACACTCAATTTGTAAATAGAATCTAACTAATTTTTTACGTAAATTACGTAATCAATTACTTATCGTCGAAGAAGTGCCATATTGGCTGCATAGACATCGGTATGAAGAATTTCATCTTCATTGTCTTCGGGAAGGGAACTCGCGCCTGTTCGTTGGGCTTTGGCGGAGAGACGTTGAAAGATTTCACGTTCTTCCACGGTCATTTGTTCTTTTGATTGATTGGGATCTGCACAGGTAGATCCAGCTTGTCCTCCTTGTCCAAAGAGGCACATTGCAGAATTCTCATTAAAGAGATATCCGAGGAGCAACACCACGACAAGGGTCGCCCAGAAGGATACCCAGATGCTACGTGTTCCCACAAAGAGAACGGTAAAGATAAGAACGCGGCGAACCCAGGGATGTTGTAAGAATTGTTCCTGTTGTTTGGTGACTTCCAGCCCAATGAAACGTCCGCCTAAGTTTAACATCAACATCATGAGACCAATAAAATACGGATTGCTGTTGAATAAATGTAGAATACTGTCTAATGGGCTCATGGCCACGACGGTCTGAAGGGCCGGAGCAGCAAGAGCACCCGGAAGACTCATCCTGTTAATAGGAAAGCTCTTCTCATAGGTTTGGCAACGGGCTAATCAGGAGATTCATGTCGCTTAAATAAAAAAAGACAACGATGGCCAATAAGATACCGATACGGGGACACCATGATGCACCTGCCAATAGGAGTAAAACAACGAGGATACGCCACCATGGATAGGTATACAAATGAGCAAGTTTGGAATGATATTCTTCTTCAAAGACGGCGCTATATGGAATAAGAAAGGCAATGATCAAGAGGATCACGATGGCACGATAGATACCATCGGAGGAACCGTTCACTTGGAGCCACGCGGGAGATCTCATTACTATGGACTCCGATTAGTCTTCGATCGCACTGGTCATGATTCGGTCGACGGCAATCTTCTTTGGTTTCTCTCCTAGAATCGATTCTACAAACCATTGCTTCTTAACGGTTTTCTTCTCAGAAACCGTACCTCCTCCATCAAATCCTTCCAGTGTTCGGCTCGCTCCATTGATAAGGAGAAGAAAGGCCATAGCAGTAAGAAGTCCGTAGACCCATCCCATGGAGTGAG